TATCAGCTTTCAAATTAAAAGAGGCATCAACATAGGTCAAATCCGCTTTAAGAGCAATAGCATCATTGGTGGCTTCCATATCAGCTTTCAAATTCAAAGAGGCATCAACATAATCAAGATTCGCTTTATTATCATTATCACCAATAATAGCAGATATAGGGATAGAGTCGTCTGGATATTGAGCGTAAAAATTGCCACAAACATCTACACGACTATTAAATCTGACATCACCATTCACAAACAATTTAGAATTAAAGCTGACGTCCCCATTGACAAATAACTTATAGTTTAAACTAAGGTCTTCGTTAGTTATTTCAGCATCTTGAATGTCTTCATAATCATCAACATCCTTAGCATAAATATCTTCAAGTGTAACCAAATCCCCAGTTCTACCTTGAAAATCCAGACCACTTTTTTTAGCATAATCCAGATATTGCCCTAATGATATATTTTCAATAGTTAGTCCGGGTGATTCAAGTAACCCTGCGATTTGTTCTATAGTAACACCTCGTTCAGCCAGTGCTTTGGGTATTTTGTGAATATCACGTTTTCGGAATTTTAATTTACCTCCATCAACATCTATTTTATGATTATCGCCAACCCAAAGCGAGTTATCTGATAAAAATAAATGTCTAACTTTGTATTCAGCACTGCCAATATCATAATTAGCATTTGAAGTGGGTAAAATATGTCCTCCCATACGATAAGTATCATTAGCATGAATTTCCCCATCAACGTATAAATTAGAATTTAATGATGTATCTCCATTTACGTAAAGATTACTACGTGCGGATACGTTTTGTGAAACATCTAAAAACCCATTAACGTAAGTTTTTCTAAGGATATTAGAATTAACAGAAGAATCATACCAAGGGTCCATAATGTATGATTAGTATAATAAATAATCATAAATTATATTTGTTATTGTGACTAAATAACACGATTTAGAAATCAGATTTAAATTCAAATACATCATCATCGACTGTCTTATTTGCTAATGCGTATTCAGCATTCGTACGCTCAAAGAAGTTCACTTTAGATTCAACGCTAATAAGCTCCATAAAATCAAATGGATTAGATGAGTTATAAATTTTGTCATACCCTAATTGTAAACATAATCTATCCGCAACAAATTCAATATATTGACACATAAGTTTTGTATTCATTCCAATCATACGGCATGGAATTGCGTCGGTAATAAATTCTTTTTCAATTTCAACAGCTTCTTTCACAATGTCATAGATTTTGGTTTGTGAAAGTCGGTTTTCTATTTTGGAGTAAAGCAATATAGCGAATTCAGTATGTAGAGCTTCGTCGCGTGAAATGAGTTCATTCGAAAAGGTGAGACCAGGCATAAGACCGCGTTTCTTAATCCAATAAATAGCTGCGAATGAGGATGAAAAGAAAAGACCTTCTACAAGTGCGAATGCGACAAGACGAGTTGCGAAATCACTTTGTTTATCATCCAACCACTTTTGCGCCCAGTTAAATTTCTTAGAAATGCATGGATAATTTTGCGTGGCTTGGAATAATTTGGTTTTCTCAGCACTATCTTTGATGTAAGTGTCAATCAATATACTATACATTTCAGAGTGAATGGTCTCAATTGCGATTTGAAAAGCGTAAAACGCACGTGCTTCAGATGGTTGAACTTCACTCATAAAGCGGGTTCCAAGATTATCAGTGACAAGTGCGTCACTACTTGAAAAGAACGCAAGAATCATTTTTATAAAGTTTTGTTCGTCGGTATTGAGTGATTTCCAGTCATTTAAATCCTGTGCGAGTGAAATTTCACCAGTATGCCAAAAAGAGTCAATTGAACGTTTATACATTTCCCATACATCGTTGTACTGAATAGGGAACATAACATATCGGTTTTCGTCAGGTTGCAGTAAAGGCTCTATTTTTTGAATGTCGGTCATTGTTGTCTAAATAATATAGACGGTAGATTTTTATTTCTTTTAATAAATGTATTTATATGAGGATTATGCTAACATATAAATATAATAAATAAGTATTTATATACATGTATCGTGTGACAATACAAAACTCCATATTGTAAATACAAAATGAACGGATACATATAAATTGTATTGTATTAAATTTGTAATCATAAATGCTAATAATACAAAAAAATATATAAAAATCAAAAATTTATCGGTTAGATATAGAAAATACTTTTAGGGATTATATGTATAATACATATATTAGGGTAAATGAAAAAAAGTGCTTATACTGACCGTGATAACTACTTAGGTGAAGACACACATGATATTAAGAAGCGCGGTCGTAAGTCAAAGAAACCAAATGACAAAGAATTATTAAATGAATATAAACATGATATAGAACATGAGACTTCAGTTGCCAGACAAAAATCATATTATGAAAATATACATCATTTATCGTCCAACGAAAAGAATATATTTGAGTCAAAATTTACTACACCTAAAAACCAGAGTCAAGAATATTACCATAGTCAATTAAAACGTAAAAATAAAAAGATAGTAGTAGCAACGGGACCAGCCGGTACAGGTAAAACATTATTTGCGACAGAATGGGGTGTGAGAAATTTTTTATTAGGTAATTATGAAAAATTAATATTCACAAGACCATCTGTATCTGTTGATGAAGATTTGGGTTATTTACCTGGTACATTAGAAGAAAAGATGGCTCCATGGGTACGTCCAATATATGACATATTATATACATTTATTACACCAAAAGAAGTGACAACATTACTGGAAGATAAAGTGATTGAAATAGCCCCATTAGGATATATGCGCGGTAGAACATTTAAAAATTGCTGGATAGTTGCGGATGAAATGCAGAATTCAACAACCGCCCAAATGAAGATGTTAATGACACGGTTAGGAGAAAATAGTCGTATGGTAATAACTGGCGATTTAGAACAATATGATCGTTCACAAGAAGTGAATGGATTAGAGGACTTTTTAGATAAATTTAAAGGTAAACGTTCATCAAGTATAACAAGTGTAGAATTTCAAAAAGATGATATTCAACGCGAAGAAGTAGTAAAGGAAGTATTAGACATATATGGCGGAGATATTCCAGCTTGCTACCAACATGAAGAAAATAGCGAAGATGATAACACGCTATAGACAAATATTTAGGATACAATTATTTTCGTTACATATTCTATAAATGCCATTTAAATTACCAAATTTCGGAAAATCATTAAAAATGAAGTATAACTTCAATCCCATACTTCAAAATCAATTAGTATTATACTTATTTTTGTTTATGACATTGACTCAGGTCGTTTTATTTGTAAGCAATAATGATACAACTGGTATTGTATTAATGTGTATAATCGGTTTCTTAACTTCTTTCTTTAGCAAAAACATGATAGTAATCCTGTGTGTAGTATTAACCATGACTAACTTAGTAAAGAAAGGTATGAAACACGTCGGGTATGAAGGTTTTGAAGATAATGAAGAACCAGAAGATGAAGACACTGCTAAGAAAGAGAAACCTGCTAAGAAAGAGAAAACTGCCAAGAAAGAGACCCCCACTGAAGATGAAATAGATGACGCACCCAATTCAAATGAGATTTCCGACCAAACAAAGGACGAAATGAAGCGTGAATTTGAAAAGTTAAAGGAAGAATATCCCGAATTTAGCGCATTAAAGGAAGATATTGTTGATGCGATGGTGAAAATAGACCCGATTTTAGACAAAGCAGAGACATTTATGAATAAATACTCAAAATATAAATCTCAGAAAAAATAAGTAGTCAGATAGTAATACAAAACTAATATATATGTATAATAATATATATTAGTAACAATGTTCGGAGCATTCGTATTAGTGCCGTTAATAGGATTATTAATCGCCTTAGCAATTCAAATCGGTGAAGGCATATATGATATATTTACAGGTGTAGCTCAAGAATTTATTGAATTTCCTCAAGGTGCGGTCATTGGTGCCATATCAGGAGCAAAGATGGCACATGCGTTAGGAGTATTTGGTATAACAAACTTTATATGTGGATTGAAGATGCTTCAAAATGGTACATCATGTATTGGTTATTATTTTATGCAAATATTAGGAAAATTATTTTATTTGATTCCTATGATAGTTTTTATAGTGCTCGATTTTGTAAGTGGAAAATCTAAATTCGGTAGTCAAATAGAAAAAGTATTATGGGATGGGTTAGAAAGGGTTGATATATGGACGACCCAACGGTTTGGATTCCATATAATATATTTCTCTAAGTCGGTCAGAGATAAATGTTTTAATTGTCGTAGATTAAAAACAAGTGCGTTTGTTAGAAAAACCGGTGAATTTGTCAATGACATGACTGAAGATGTAATTCCATTAACAACCGGTGGATTAACTAAAATATTTGGTGGATTTGGAAGAATAGTGAACGCTTTTGGCATTTTATAATAGTGCACAATATTATACAAACAAATATGGCAAAAAAATGTGCTCCCGGTGTTATATGCATAGAGAATATGACATTATTATTAATATTAGCAATTTTAGTAGGTTTAGGATTCATCTTCTATCAACACTTTATGAATGTTCGTAGAGAAACAAATAAAGAAACAACTATAGTAGTGCCACCACCAATACATCATGCGTTAACTCCTATGTCTGGTAGAAATGATACTATTAATGACCCTTATGCCCCTCCATTAAAAACGCATGACGTATATTATCCCCGTGGGTCAAGTGATATTCGCGGAGTGCCTCAAGTAGCAGTTCCAGTGAATATTCAAACACGAGCAACGAATAGTAACTATCAACAGATGGGTATTTTAACACGCATGGGGAATGATGGAGAACAAAACATTCTTCCACTAATGGGAAGACGAATAATGACCGGAAGAGATAAATGGCAATTTTATACAATTGCGAATAATGGGAATTTAAATACAAAATTACCAATAAGTGTAAACGGAAAAAGTTGTACGGGTGAATATGGATGTGATGATATAAATAATGGAGATGTTGTATTTGTAGAAGGTTATAATGACACTTTCCAAGTTACAATGTATGAAAATAATTTGTTCCAGTATATTCCTAACCTTTAGATAAAGTTTTCAAAATAAACTATATGAATAATCTATATAGTATATTAATAATGTCAAATTTAGATCCTAGTAAAAAGAAAGAATTCGATCATCATATAGTAATCGATTATCAACGGGTAACAATAAGTAAAAATGAAGCAACAATTCCTACTGATGGTAGAGGCGGGTTCTCAATATTATATCCAAACACGTCATCTGAAAATAATTTTTTTTACACAGAAAAAGGAACACAATACAATTATATGCATACGAAAATGCATGTCTACAAACTAATACATTTTAATATAGAAGGGGTTACCACCAACAATGATAATATTGTTGGTGAGCTAATAATAGAGCATACAACATCCAGCGACCAAAATAAGCTATATACTTGTTATCTATTAGAAACAAAATCAATATTAATGACCGATGAGAATGAAATAGACCGAATGTTAGCTATTAAAGACCGTCAAGAACCAACCATTGAGGTTGAACTGAATTCAATCATACCAAAACAAGAATCTTGTATTGTTTATAATGATGATAATGGTAGTAAGGTATGTGTATTTACTACTCCAATTCAAATTAATACTGCTTCCAAAGACAATATAGCGAACAATTTTGGTAATGTAACCACTATGTTTAATAATTATCCCAATGAAGCTGCCAAGAAAGCACAAGAAGCTGTCAAGAAAGCACGAGAAGCTGCCAAGAAAGCACAAGAAGATGTCAATAAAGCACAAAAAGAGGCTGAAGCTAAAAACCCAATTTATATTGTTATCCCCAGTAATAACATATCAAAAAGAGATGCGGAAGAGATATATATTGACTGCAGTCCAACAGGGGCGAGTGAGGAAGAACAAAATACATATAATATACCGATTAATAGTAAAATGGCATCAGAATCACAAGAGAGTGATATGATGAAAACAACTGTAAATTATGGGTTATTTGTGTTAGCGATGTTAGTTTCATACATTACAGTTCCGTTACTTTATAAAAATTTGATAATTGATGGTAGTGCTATAGCATTTACAACCGATGAAAAATTAAGATTTACACGTATTCGTGCTGCTGATATATTAATAGGACTGGTTATGTTTATTACGATATCATCATTAGTAAGTACTGGTGGAGCTACTGATGACTATCAATTAATATCAGTCGGTATATTTTTGTTCGTTTTTAGCATTTTATCATATGGGTTAATTCAATTAAAGAAGACCGATTTGACTTTTATGACGACAAAAGTGGAAGGGGCTGTTGTAGAATCAGACCAAAGTTCAAGTATTGCCGAAACGATAGAAGCATTCCCATTTGATGATTTATGGCCGACAATTAGTGTAGTAATCGGTTTATTTTTTAGTTCAGATAGTTTATCCGCATATTTTGCCGTTATTATAATGGGTATAATTACATTAAGTATATTATATTTATTAGGTTCATTACCATTAGTGGCATATGGAAACTTAACCGGTATTTTTGCAGGAATATTTGTAGTGATAAGTATAGTAATAGCATTAAAGAAGAAGTTTAACGCACAAGTTAAAGTTGCACCATAATAAATTACATAAAAATATAGTTACATCATATAAATTTCTATATGATGTAAAAACACATAACCCGGAATTAGAACATGGATGCACCACCAACATTCTCAGCAACAGGTTTATAGGTGGATGTGGTGAAAACACTAATATCACTCTTTCCTACAGGTGCCATTTCATTGACGACTTCCTCTTCTAAAGAAGTGGTCTTGACAGGGTTCATTTTCTTCATTTTCTCATCTTTTCTTGCTTGCGTAGGAGTATATTTAATCATAGCAGCTTTTCCAGTTGCGTTGCTACTACGACGGAACATTTCATATGCGACAAATACGAATAACACGGCAATTAATGGGTTTGCGTTAAAGAATAAATAGACGGAAAGGATGAAAATACCAATTGTTCCCATGGGAGAATCAACCATATTAGCAAACATATCGGGGAGTTGAATTGGGAGTGCTAAATAAGAAATAAGCATGACAATAACAGCAGTTTCAACGTTAGTAAGAGAATCCATAAAAGATAAAAACTTCATTTTTGTATAGTATAGAATAGTATTATATTTTTCACCGGTTTATTCCAAGTAATAAACTACAAAATTGAAATATCCTAAAGTTACGTTATTATATATAATTCAAATAATGCGTGGTTTTAGACAACCCTATAGAAAAAAAATACCACCTAAGCCTAAAGTTATAGAAGTAAAAATAACCGATGATTACAAAGAAATTGTAAGGAAATCCGCCTATCTTGGTAAGAAAGGGTATACGATTCCCAAATCGGTGATTTCAAAAGAAGATGAAGATATCCTTCGTGATGAATTATATGTAAAACCATTTGTATTTGGTGCGAATCAAAATACAGATGTAGGTGCGTTTCACGTATTTCGTGAAAATACGAACAAATTTTACATACCAAGGTTTTACGGAATCAAACGATATGGACTGCCGGACAAGTCAGAAATAGAAGAAGGTGATGATATAGATGTTGAATTTACGCAAACCGTTCGTGATTATCAAAAAAACGTGATAAGTGTGTATATGAATCATATAAATACCCCTATATGCTGTGGAAATGATATTAAAGGAAATGGTGGTATACTTGAGCTCCCGTGCGGATTCGGAAAATGTCTCGGTGTAAACACCCCGATTATGCAGTATGATGGAACAATTAAAATGGTTCAAGATATAAAAGTAGGTGATGTAATAATGGGAGATGATTCAACTCCAAGAAATGTGTTAACTCTTGCGCGAGGAAAGGAGCAAATGTATAAAGTAATCCCAGGGAAAGGAGACCCATATATAGTGAATGAAAGTCATATATTATCTTTAAAATACAGTTCAACTGTGAATAAACATACGCCCAAAGGAACTATTCGTGATATTTCTGTATTGGATTATTTGAAATTACCAAAATCATATCACGGAAGAGGAGGAGTTCTCGTCGGTTATCGGGTTCCTATTACATTTCCCAAAAAAGAAGTTGAAATAGACCCATATTTATTGGGTTATTGGTTAGGTGATGGTGCTTCCAGAACAACACTTATCAGTACACAAGAAGCATCGGTATTATCTTATTTAAATAATAATACATTTAAAAATAAACACAAGACATTATATTTACAATATTATAGCCAGTATGATTATCGTATAAATTCTATTACAAAAGAGAATGAATTAATGATTGGTTTACGTAAATATAACTTAATACAAAATAAACATATTCCATACGATTATAAATGCAATGACCGGACTACGCAATTAGAATTATTAGCAGGGTTAATGGATTCGGACGGTTCTATGCATGAAAATTCTTATGATATTATACAAAAAAATGAAAAATTGTTAGATGATATAATATTTATAGCAAGGTCATTAGGGTTTGCTGCTTATAAAACAGAATGTAAAAAATCTTGTATGTATAAGGGTGAAAAAAAAGAAGGAACTTATTACAGAACATATATTCATGGTAAAGGATTAGAAGAAATACCAGTAAAATGTCCGAGAAAAAAAGCTAATTCAAGAAAACAAGTTAAGGATGCATTAAATACACGTATAAAATTAGAAAAATTAGAAATAGATAATTATTATGGATTTGAAATAGATGGAAATCGTCGTTTTGTATTAGGTGACAATACAGTTACGCATAATACCATATGTGCTTTGAAAATGATATCGGACATAAAAAAGAAGACACTGATTATCGTGCATAAAGAATTCTTGATGAACCAATGGATAGAACGTATAAATGACTTTTTACCAAGTGCGAAAATAGGTAAAATACAGGGTAAGGTATTTGATATAGAGGGAAAAGATATAGTAATCGGAATGCTTCAAACGTTATATGATAAGGATTTGGGTGCGAACGCGTTTACTTCATTTGGTCTAACTGTTATTGATGAGGTTCATCGTATAGGCAGCGAACAATTTTCAAAAACATTATTCAAAACAGTAACACCATATATGCTTGGTATATCAGCAACCGTAGATAGAAAAGATAAATTAACAAAAGTACTATATATGTATATAGGTGATAAGATTTACAGCGAAGGAAGAAAAGACGATGATGTTGTATGTGTTCGATCAATAAATTATACTTCCAAAGACACTGAGTTTAATGAAATTGAATATGATTTTCGCGGAAATCCAAAGTATAGTACGATGATATCCAAGTTATGCAATTATGACCCACGAAGTGACTTCATAATCAACGTAGTAAGTGATTTATTAAAAGAAGATGAATCAAAACAAATTATGATACTATGTCATAACCGTTCATTATTAAAGTATTTATATGAAGGCATTTGTCAGCGTGAATTGGCAACGATTGGGTATTATGTAGGTGGAATGAAACAAAATGATTTACAAACAACCGAATCTAAAAAGATTGTATTAGCAACGTATGCTATGGCAGCCGAGGCACTTGATATAAAGACTCTTTCATCCTTAATTATGGTTACCCCTAAAACGGATATTACCCAATCTGTTGGACGCATATTACGTGTAAAGGGGAATAATCCGATAGTGGTAGATATTGTAGATAGTCACGATTTATTCCAAAAACAATGGGTCCAGCGAAGACGATTTTATAAAAAATGCAATTATCGTATCCGTCAAATAGATGGAGATAAATATCAGGGTATGACTTTGGATTGGAACACAGATAAAACCTGGAAATGGGTATATGAACCCAAAGAATTAAAGAATGAGGCTGAAGTGGATGATGACGAAGACGATGATGACGATAATCATTTGAATTCATTAAAAAATGCGAAATGTTTGATTGATACTTCTATATTTGATAGTTTGAAGACAGAATAAATTATTTACGTCTATTACGACGGGTGTTCTTTCTTGATTTGTTCTTCTTGCTCTTATTCTTTTTTATTTTACGCATAGATTTACATTTTTTGCCGCATGATTTACGATGTTTCTTTCCACCCGTTTGTGCGGGTTCAAAATTTGCCTTAAATACGTTGATGTTGTCACCGCCAGAAGTAGCAGTAGTTACAGTATTCGGTAAAACATTACCTTCCGTGAATGAGAAATTGGTAACTCCAGTTCCAGACATTATATCTTAACAATATATAATAATGTTAACTGTTGGTAAATTAGTAAAGATAAAAGAATACGAAGATTTACAAGAAACAATAAAAAAAGAACGATTAAATAAAACGATAGATATATTCAAAGATGCGGAGAACGAAGAAGAATGGAAACAAAAGAAAGAAGAAATAAAACGAAGTAAAGAAACAGAAATGGAAAATCGTGAATTGTATTATAAAAACAAGGACATTGAGCGCAAAGAAGAATGGAAACAAAAAAAAGAAGAAATAAAACGAAGCAAAGAAATAGAATTGAAAAAACGAGAAGTATACTTTAAAAACAAAGAAAATAAACAATATGTTAGCGAAGTTGATGATAAGAAAAACAATGAAATCCATAAAAAAGTATTAGAACATAGACAACGATTACAAAAAATGTATGATGAACGAATATCACGTAAACTGAAAAATTAAAGTTGACTTACATGTATAATTTTTTCTCTGCGACTAACAACACGGTTAGGTACCCATTTTTTAAATTTTGTATGAAAGTTACATTCCATATATAAAACTTTATTGACATCTACGTATTTATCTTCATCTATATTCTGGAATTCATCTTCATCCTCACTTTCTTCAATATAATCCAAATTGTCATTTTCACGTATTTTTCTGAATAATAAATTCATGAATATGCTTGTTTTATAATCAGGTATATACGCGACATTGTAATATACACGTTGATTATTTCGTCCATAAGCAAAAATATGATATATATCAAATTGAATATCTGCCATTACCTGAAATACAGCAGGATAACGATATTGTGATTTGTGGGGTGACATTTTAAATGGCGTTAAATCTATATTATATAAGGGGTCAACTACTTGACGTTTCGTTGACGGTAAATTCACTACATTTAACTTTTTATGAATAAAAATATTGACAAAAGGACGTTTTTCTTGAGTACATCTATATTGAATATGATGAATGTTATAGGGTATGGTTTGAAAAATATCACTGGAAATTGTATTTGGATATTCTATCGCATTCTCATCAATACAAACTTCCCAGAAAACACAACTATATATGGGGTAATGTATGTCCTGTTTGGTAATAGCATTAAACGTCTTATTTAACATGGATAATTTTTGTATCATAGGAGTATTATTGAGTAATATCCCTTTATAATATAAAATATCATCAACTACAATAGCTTTTAATTCATTCAGTTCATTAACAACACACGACGCGTACAATACAGTACCCAATGCCAACCTCATATCAAATTCTAAATTTAGTTGTCTTCCCTTAGTAATACGTTTGTCTCGGTTTAATTCAAACATATAACACACATCTTTATCTTTATTATAGGTAAACCATAAGAATACCTTTTTACCTACAGGTATAGCAGACACTACATTATATGTGGGTGAAACTTTCGTATGTGAAATAGTTTCATATGAAAGTTCAAATTCAGGAAATCTATCAGATAAGCTGTTTATCTGTGCGGTGTTTAATTCTGACATTGTAATGTATGTAGATTTATTTTTATATAGATTTGCAAATATAGTTATGGTTCAGTTACATATTGCTGTGTTTGGGAATTCATAAACGATAAGAGTTCATTATTCATGTCATTTACATTTACACGTTCATTGAATATTTCAGTATTTTCATCTTTAACTTCTACACATTCCTTTTCAACTGGATTTTTCAATTCAGCTACTATTTCCTTATATTTTTGGATTTGTGTGTTTACTAAATCTTTGACTTTTGGCTTTGTATACGTCGTTTTCAAGTATTCAAAACCACATTGTAATACATAAATAATAGCAACAAATAGAATGATTTTTATTAAAAATGATATCAAAGGATTTGATAACATATTATTGGTATACACAAATACAATAAAAAATTTTTATATATTTTTACGACAAACTAAGAAATTGTAATATATCCATGTTTACTTTTTCTAATAATCACCTTCTCTTGTTCCACAACCAATCATGTCTGGTATATCAGTCATTTCCTCATAAAGTTCACCAATTTTTTTAAATAATTCATTTTCAAAATCATTAAGAGTTATGTTTGGATTTGTTGTAACTTTGTTTTGTATAAAATATTTAAGTTCATTATACCTACATCCCATACCTGCATGTTTAATTTTCGTAAATAATTCGTAATACCCAACTTTCAAATGAATATCTTTAATAATTTTATCCATATTAGATGTTTTATGTGTATATCAATCAATGAATTTAATCAATTTTACGACAAACAAATAATATTTTGTTGTAAATCATATAGAATGTATTTCTAATATATTATATTATGACGTCGGTATCTATTATTATTGTTGAAAAAGGAGGAAATGTTAAAGAATTAAAGATAAAAAATTTCAATGAAGATGAACTCTATAAAAAGTGTGGATTTAAATCACCAACCGATTTTAAACTACATTCTGTGTGGAAAAATATAAAAGTAAATAGTATAATTTATAATATTCATATATATGGTAAATTAGTCGGTAGAGCGAATCAAGAAAACAAATATGAGTTTCCACCCCCAATAGACAATGAGTTGTTTTTTGGCAGTTGTGTTTTGGTGAATAAGGTAGATAATACCCCTACGAATTTGACTTCTGGTGAATGGAACCGTATATACGACCATTTATATGGTGGATTTGAAGATATTGGAGATGAAGACGAAGATGAAAGCGAAGACGAAGATGAAAATTTACCAAAAACAAAAAGTGGTTATGTAAAAGATGACTTTATTGTAGATGACGATTTTGATGATGACGACGAAAGTTATGATAGTGAAATATCCATTCCAAAATCAAAAAGGCGAACTGTTCCACCCAAAACTCCGCGTCGTAGTAAGGCTCCTACTGTTTTTAATATATCTGATACTGAAGATAGTGAATATACGAATGAATTAGAAGAAGAAGAATACCTATAATATGAGAAAAATTGAAATTATTTAAACAGTAAATACTATAACTATTATATTATTTACACAATGCGTAATATTGCTAATCCTACTGAATTCCGTAATAACATTTCAAATAAATTAAATGCGATAGTCGATGATGATACATTATGTGTAAATGTAGAACGTGGGATATTTAATTATGCATTAAAGGAAGCAACCAGTAAGAAAATCATAAAAAAATGGGAAAATCCGCGTTTCGTACAAATTTACTTAGACAGATTGCGAAGTATCTATATTAATTTGAAGAATCCATCATTTTTAAATCAAATTAAAAATGGCGAGGTTAGTCCAATCAATATTGCGTCTATGACTCACCAAGAAATGAATCCTTTACAATGGAGTAATTTGATAGAACAAAAAGTTATCCGTGACGCAAATAAGTATACAAACAATATTCAAGCATCTACTGATATGTTTACATGCAAAAAGTGTAAATCCAAGAGATGTACTTATTATGAATTGCAAACACGAAGTGCGGATGAACCGGCAACCATTTTCATAACTTGCTTAGATTGTGGTAAAAATTGGAAATCATAATCTACTCACCAAGTTGTATAGACAATATATAAATTTAAAGCAATTGCACCAAACGATAAAAAATACATATACTCTAATCCTTTTTTTAATTCAGGAGATATTTCATTAAGGGCGTTGTCATCCGCTAACGGTAGTAAAAAATATTGAAAATTATGATAATCATTGATTTCTTCATTGTCATCGCTGGAATCACCATGAGTCTCTAATGACGATATAGTTTTATATTTGGTAGGTTTCGTTTCATGTGTATTAATACCTAACAGTTCTTTTACTTTTGGTAGAGATAACTTACGTGAGTTCCATTGTTTTGAACTCTTGGAAATATCTTTTGCGAAATCGAATAATTCAGTTTCATTGAATCTATCAAAAATTTCATCATACTTGCAATTTTTTATATCGTAATATTCATCTAATATTTCATTCATAAATTCGTCTTTTGATGTTTTATTCATGGTTAATCCTTTCTGATAACCTAATATTCTAATATCTGCAATGTTGTACGTAGAATTCAAAATATGCTTGGTATATTTTCGTTTCAAGTTACATTTCATGTCTAATGCGATAGATTCGTCAAAATCTCTAACTACAATATCAATTCTGGGGTCTTGACAATGACTTATTGTATGTCCTTCGTCTTCACAAAACGAACAATGGATAGTTCTTTTAGTATTTTGTGACATTACATTAACTATATGTCTTTTTCTATATTACTTTTACGCAAAAAGAAAAAATAGTTATCATACTATATTTTTTCTTTTCTAACAAATTTATACCAGGATCACCAAATCTGATACTTTCCAATACTCACAACCACCATTTGGCAAAGGACGTTTGATAATGAATGGTATTTTCTTTTCTTCGAACTCTTTTAAAGCAATTAAATATCCATCTATCACATTATCATCAACTTCTACAAATGGTTGCGCTCCTGCGTTAAGTTGTTTTGCGCGTTCTCCCAAAATTCTTGCTGTTTCATATTTTGTAATAAATGGTAACGTTTTATGTAGTGGGTCTACAATTGTACCAGTTGCGTTACGAACAACCTTTGCCATTGTTTGTATTTCATCATAATTATGGTTATATAATTCTGGATGAAATTTTGTAATAATATCGTTTTTATCAGTATTGTTAAATTTCTGTAAATCATCTGCGTCTGAATCCTCTTCTGAATCATCCGTATCATATGTATCCATTGTAAATTTGGACGGACCCACATTTTCGTTATTTTCATCACGTTCTAAAATACCTTCTTCTCCATATTCGTCTATATCTGAATCGATTATACTTTCATCATCGTCGTCTTCATTATCCTCCTCATCCCCAATATCATTGTCATCTATTTGTACCGGAATAGCTTTAACTGGTTTAGTTGGTTCTACTGACATATCATCATTGTCTTCAATGTCACTGGGTACATTATCTTCGTTTTCACTCAGTACATACTCATCAACATCCATAGTCGTTATTAGTTATTATATTATTAGATAATGTAATTTTTCTAAATAGTTAATTATTAACTTGATTTTCAATTTTATGTAATACATAAATTATTTACGTTCGTCAGTTTTCCATTTTGTATCACAATCCGCACATATATACAAATATTTCAAATTATCATTATCATACCGAAGATATATGACTCCATGTTCGGTTTTACATTCATCATTCGGACATTGTATATTATATAAACGAGGAAGTGTTGGGTCCATTTTAGTATACTCATTGAATAAATGATTGAATTCATGAGTTCCTTTTTTTAATTGGGTGTTTGTTACACATATACCTTCTTGAGTAATAGTTTCATCAATATGTTTACAATTACGGCAATAATACGTCAACTCATTCGGATTAGTTTTATTAATCCCGATGTAGTACATGTTATCACACTTTTCGCAAAACTTCATTTTATATACTACTTAAGTATAATTTATTTAAATATTATTGTCCGATATACATTTAATCAATTTTTCAAAGAATTTAGTAATATTAGCAAACCAGGATATATACCGTTTGATGATACATATTACCATAAATGGTACGCATATTTACCATTATTTTTATAAAATTGAAAGCTAAATATATAATTTCAAAGGGAATAAAAATATATCAACAGTATATCAAAAGAGATGGAGAAATCTATCACAACTGGTCCTTCTTCAAAAAGTAAACCACCAATCAGCGTTAAATATGCTGGGTTTCAGGACTTTATGATGAAACATCAACTGAAGAAGGGCGAGAACAATAATAATAAAGAAATAACAAATACACGAATAGGAAGCAAAGATGATAATATATATGGCGGTTCATATTCTATACCTCCTGAAGATTATGATTTATTTCTGAACTTATATAATCGTGATATTTTGAGTACAAATAAAAAAGAATACTTAACCGAGAAGCAACTTGTGGATAATGGTCCTATATTGGTTGATATTGACTTACGTCATGATTATGACGTTGATGAGCGTCAATATACTGATGGACATATTGACGATATGATTGATATATATCTCGATGTGTTTAAAGATATTTTCCAGGTTGATGATACATGTGAGTTTACTATTTATGTATTACAGAAGCCTACAGTGAATCGTGTAAAAGATAAGAACTGTACGAAGGACGGAATCCATCTAATATTTGCATTAAAGACGGACCGTAATACGCAAAAAATTATACGAAATAAAGTGATTCCATTAGTAGCAGATGCGTGGGCTGATTTGCCAATAATTAATTCATTTGAAGATGTATTTGATAAGGGTATTACAGATGGAACTGTAAACTGGCAGTTATACGGTTCAAGAAAACCGAATAATGACCGTTATAAATTAACTCGTATTCACTCGGTGACTTATGATGATACAGATGGGGAGTTTATGCGTAAAGAGATACCATTACAATCTTTTGATGTAAATCAGAATATAAGAGAATTATCAGTTCGTAATGATAACCATCCATCATTGTTTTTGAAATCGTCGTTCTTACAGGAGCGCGACGAGTATGACCGAAAAAATAACATTCAACGTGCGGGTACTTCTTCTAAGACAGTTATGACATTTCAAGATATTCCCGTTATCGAAGATATGCAGGTAGCTAATATCAAAACTCAGGATGAGCTCGATATGATGGTAAAAGTATTTCTCGAGACATCATTGAGTTCTCAACTTGATTATGACCTGAAAGATTCACATGATTATGTAATGATTTTGCCACCATCATATTATGAGAGTGGGTCGTATTTGAAATGGATGAAAGTGGGTTGGTGTTTGAAGAATATTAGTAATCGTTTGTTGATTGTATGGATTGCGTTTAGTGCCAAATCTTCCACTTTTGATTTTGGATCTATTCCTGAATTATGTGAGAAATGGAGAGGATTTGATAGACGCCCAAATGATGGAATTACTAAGCGGTCATTGTATCATTGGGCGAAAACCGATGCGCCCGAAGAATATACACGTATCATGAATAACTCGTTGGATTATCATGTCGAACAAAGTCTTAAGATAAGTGGGGGTAAAGGGAAGAACAACGAAAAGTCTGGATGTGGGGATTGGGATTTGGCATGGGTATTATACCAAATGTGTAAACATAGTTACGTATGTACGAGCGTTAAGAACAACATGTGGATGGTATATAAAAATCATCGTTGGCATGACCTTGATTCTGGAACTACCTTAAGAAAAACTATATCCGGACCATTAAGAGAACGTTATCGTAATAAAGCAGTACAGTACATGCATAATAACCAAGAAAATAGTAATCGTACAGATAACGATGAACCGGTTGCCGAACAAGATGAATTACATAGGGTTCTTCAACAGAGGGCTATTAATATTTCACAAATACTCGCTCAAACAAGTAATAAAGACCATATAATGAAGGAAGCAAAGGAATTATTCTATGATGGAGATTTCTTAGGAAAGTTAGATGTGAACCCACACCTACTTTGCTGTAAGAATGGCGTATATGATTTTAAAGACAATCTTTTTAGAAATGGCATCCCAGAAGATAACATTTCTATGTCAACAAATATTGATTATAAGCCACTTGATACAGTCAACAACGCAAGCAAGATTACTGAAATTAATACCTTCATGGACCAATTGTTTCCCGAAAAACCACTATGTGATTATATGTGGGACCATTTATCATCTACCCTATTAGGTACATCAACTAATCAGACATTTAACATGTATATTGGTGGAGGTCAGAATGGTAAGTCTGTGTTAGTGAATTTAATGGAGATTGTATTGGGCGATTATAAAGGTGATGTGCCTCTTACATTAGTAACTGATAGACGCGGTAAAGTTGGTGGATTAGCCCCCGAAATCGTCCAACTGAAAGGTAAGCGTTTTGCCGTTATGCAAGAGCCATCTAAAGGAGATGTGATTAATGAGGGTATTATGAAGCAGTTAACAAGTGGAAAGGACCCTATTCAAGGTAGAGCTCCTTACATGCCACAGACTATTTCATTTCTTCCACAATTCAAATTGGTTGTTACATGTAATGTCTTAATGGGTATTAAAAGTAACGACCATGGTACTTGGAGACGTATTCGTGCTGTTCCATTCAAATCTCTCTTTACAGAAACTCCAACTGAAGGAGACAAAGAAAAACCATTCCAGTTTCTCATTGACAAATCTATTGATGAGAAATTCGATTCGTGGAAAGAGGTATTCTTATCAATGTTAGTGAAACGCGCATCTCAAACTAAAGGTATTGTTAGTGATTGTGAAATTGTCCTTCAAAAGAGCAATGAATACAGAAAGAGCCAAGATTATCTATCTGAGTTCGTTGAGGAATGTGTATTACGTAGCCACTCTCAAGCATGTATCCAGAAGTCAGAGCTTAACAATGAATTTGTAAGATGGTATGAGACCAACTATGGTGGAAGAGGTCCTTCTCCAAAAGACCTTCATGAGTATATGGATAGATGCTTTGGAAAGAATCGTGTGTCAAAATGGTTTGGGGTTGAAATCAAGTATGAATCAAATGAGGATGGTAATGGTAATGATGATGAACTTATAAAAAATAGCTTAGATAATGATGATATTAATGGATTGTAAGCGTAGTAAATAAATAGAATATTTTGGGGAAATATATAATTTTACAAGAATTATATATTTTTTACTTTGCGGGTACATAAGGTTCAGCTCGTATCATTGCTTTAATCAATAAATATTGATTATAAATATATTGTTCCAATCCAAGTATATAAAGTGGATATAATGAAATTAAGAGGATTATTATGAATTTACCATAAATATTTTGAGTAATCATTCCAGCCAAAACCCTATAAATAACATATAGAGCTATCACAATATACAATATAAATAAACCTTTATTTAACGTTATATAATAGGGATGTTTTGAATCATTTATCAAGTATTTTCTATCGGCAGTAGTAAGATTATTTTTTTGTTTGTAAATTTCGGTGGAAACTTCCTCATTTTGAGACGTAAGCATATTAAAATAATTATTAGCAGCGGAATTCTCTTTCTTTTTTAATGGTAAAATCTCATCTAATTTAACATCAGTTACTTGTTTTGATTTCACAAATTCACGTTCAGCTGGAATCAACACGTTATTTTTACTTCGGTTTATTGTCGCATTGATTGATTTAACATCATATTCTAAGGTAGCTATTTCTCCTTCTAAGTTAGCGATTTGGGTCTTTAACGAAGCCAATGTTCTTAATCTTTCTGATTTTGTATTTTTTAAATTATATACATCAGAACTATGGTAATTATTCATACGGTCATAATCTCTTTGTAATTTGTCTCGTTGAGCGGTTACCTCTCGTACTTTCTTGTTGAGGTCATCTAATACCACATAACGTATTTTTCTAAGAAGATCATACGACGATGCGTCGAGATTCCCATATGTATATCCCTCAATTATTTTTGGAAATACCATATTATTTATTTTACTTGTTATATTATACTATTATTTTTTAGTTATAACTAAATCGTATATTCGGTATGATAGTGGATATAATATTAAAATTATTCCCAATATAACCTTTGACATCAAACCCATTTCATTTTGTATATAAACAATTTGGTACAATATGACTAAGCATAAAATATAATATATCCACCAAAATATGGAATTTAATGATACAAAATTAGCTGTATGTTTTTCTTGATAATCAGTATTTCTGTAATCATTACTATATTTTTGGTTAAATTTATCTATTGTACGTGTTAAGGTTTCATTACGGTTTACATAATCATCTTTTTGTAAAAGTTGACGTTTCACAATTTTTTCATAAAGTGCGTCATATTCATTATCAAAAAAGTATTGTGTTCGTTTCTGAAGGTTACCGTATTTCTTTATTTCATCGATTGCTTGGTCTACCGATTTTAATAAATAATTCGCACTTTCTAAATCATTCTCCAACCCTTCTTTTCTTCTTATTAATCGTATTTTTGACGATGTGTTTGAATTTATGTCATTATTCACACGATTAATTTGATTATTTAAATTATATATTTCAGTTCGCATTGAATCTATTTGTTGTTTTAACTCCTTCTTAAAAGGAGTCATCTCATTTTGTTCTCCCTTTTTTTTTGAGATTGCTTTATCTAAATCGTATATATGATTACGTCTTCTGTCGTATTCCGCTTGGCTTGGACCCACACCCATGATATAATATACTTAATATATCATGGGATAAAAAATGACTATACTTTTGAATAATTATCATATTCGTTCGCACAGTTTTCTTTTACATTATTGATGTTGATTCTTCGTTTGTTTATATGTTGTGTATTTGTTATTGTAGTAAATGTATCCGTAATTGCGTTTACATCATATTCAGCATCATGTACACATTTGGTAATATCATTGTCCCACTTAGTACCAGGACTACAGCAATACGAACCAACACAACCATATAAATTCATGCCTCCTAACAAATCCCCTCCTTCTTCTTTAGATGCTGCTTTAGCAGCAGCTTGTAATTCGGTAGCAGTACGTGCGGCTGGGTCAGGTAAATCTAATTTATTAAAATTGATTTTTTCACGTCTGGATACCTCAACCAGTATACTTATCGTATAAATTGACGCACCTAATAAAACAAGTATTGTGAATAAGTCAAATATGAATGAAGGTAAAAATACAAAGGTCTTTTTTGATATTACTAAAATTACACTAATGGCTAATGCTATCACCCATGCGAATTTTATCTTATTGTATTCTGCTTGTTTTTTCTGATAACTATCGTTTAATTCAATCGCACGTTTTTTTCCTACTAAAGCATTATCAATAGATTGTTTCTTAATCAGTAATCTATCTTTTTCAGTATCAACAATATCAGCTACTTCTTCTTGGTGTGTTAATACATTACTACTTGATACATTCGAGATTTCAAGTGATGCATATGCTGACTCTAATTCAGTTTGTAATTGTGCGATCTTAGTTGTAAGTTCTGGGTCATTTGGTTTGTTTTCAAGAACCTTTAAATATTCTTTTTGCAATGTAACCAATCCATTTAAATCTGTAATATTACTCATTTTAAAATATATATTATCAAAATATAATATATATAATTTCGTATTTATTCTCGGGCTATCACTATACTTGCTACCAGTAATGTTGATGCGGTCACTACTCCTAAATTAAAGATAGAATTGTTATATTCGATTAACTCCTTTGTATCATCTAATCTAACGTCAGAAACGTCTTTTTCTGGGTCTAATAAGGTTGATAAATAACTATTGTATTTATTTTCACTCATTAATTTATCTCTTAATCCAGTTTCATCATTATTCTTAATAGAACTGATTTCATTACCTAAATTGTTATGGGTTTTGTTAATTTTATCAAGATTTGATATTAATTGTGTTTCTTTCTCTTCTAAAGGTTTTATTTGATGTTCGTTGATAAATTTCTTTACTGGCATGTCCTCACTTCGTTCGTCGGATTGCTTAAACCCTTCGAACATTTTACGTTGATTAACCTTTAATTCTGCTACACCTGTACCTAATAATTGTTGATATTCGGTTATGGGTTTATTATTTACTTCATAATCAGAATAAGCAGTGTAGTTAGACAATTGTTGTACTTCTTTTTTGGGTAATGTTTTGTTGTATTTATCTAAAATATATAATTCGGATTGGGGAATATTTTTTCCTATTTCAAGCTCTTTCATTTTCTTATTTTTTATATATAATGATGATTTTTTAATATTTCCATATGGTTGAATTGGAATGTATTTATCAGGCATACCAGTGCGTATACCGCAATAATTATCACCGGTCTTAGATTCAACATAATATATATGTTCGCAAGTGTCATCCGCATTACCTTTTTTGAAACATTCTTCTTTGTCTTTTACTAATACCATATTATTATCATTTTCCGGTTGAAATTCACCTATGTATTTATATGTTTTATCGTTTGTCAGCATTTCATTACTAATTTTTTGTAATTTTTTGTCAGCATTATCAATAAAAATATATTCATTCGTTAGTGACCCTGTGTCCGTCTTAAATGCTTTATAATCACCTGTGTTTTCTCTTTTTGTGTAATTATCAGTACATCCTGTAATTGTCGTTTTTAATACCAAATTTCCTTCTTTCGTCATTTCTAACTTGAAAATATGATTATTTGATACCAAACTAATACCATTATGTTCTATTTTATCACCGGTGTTTGTATGTGGGTCATAAGGGTATAAAAAGTTTCGTGGATTACCAGAAGGTAGTTTATGTTTTTTCCAGTTTGGGTTAGAACGCCCGTCACTTAATTTGCGAGTATTTACATTTTCTTTCAGCTGGGATGCAGACAATGCGATAGTTTTTTCATTAGCATATATTATTCCACCATCATCTAAATATAGATTTCTACCACCTAATTTATTTCCATTTACATCATCACATTCAAATACGCGTTTTTGATTTTTGCCTATTGTATTCCAATGTTTATTATGTTTTTCATTACGTAATGCTTGTATTCTACGTTCTTCTAATAATCTTTTTCTTTCTTGCTCTTCTTTTTCTCTTATTTTTCTTATTCGTTCTCTTTCCGCTTCTACTGCTTCCTGTTCTCTTATTTTTCTTATTCGTTCTCTTTCAGCGGTTGCTCTTCTGGACGCTGCCGCAGCCTCAGCTTGACGTTTATGTGCACAACTTGAATAACCATATCTTCTACATTCGTTTTCTATTGCTGCTGCCGCAGCCTCAGCTTGACGTTTATGTGCACAACTTGAATAACCATATCTTCTACAATTTACTTCTTCTGCTGCTAGATCGGACTCATATTTACGTTTGTGCGCACAATTTTGAAAACCAGCGTTTTTACAATGTATTTCCGCTATAAGGTTTCGGTACCAACCCCAACCACCCCAAAAAGGTTCAATTACAGTTTCATCCTCCATAATATATTTAATTTAACTTATATATATTATATATTTAATTTTTACTGAATATCACCATATCTATTACTATAGCATCTTTTTTCATTATCTTTTAAAATATAATATGAATTTGGTTCGGAATATGCGTTTTCGTCAATAGTATTTCCTAATTGTTTTAATACATTTCCTCCACTATCACATACAAACAAAGCTCCATTACGATAATATGCGTAATTACCTGGTTTTAGTAAATGTTTTTCATTATCACCAAACGCCTTCCATATTGTCACTTCTTTTAAATCGTCGCTGGTTTCTTCTATAGTTTCAGAAATCACATTACTAACATAGCAATTGTAATAACCTTTTGATGGTGATATTGTGTCATTTTCTACTAAAGAATAATAAACCGAATTTTTATTTTGGTTGTTATTCAGTTGTTGTTGTTTTAAAGAATTATGTTGTTTTATTGCTGCGTTCAATTTACAACTTTCTTCAGTGTGCATATAATTATCAAATTTTGACATATTAATTTTGGGGGCTCCGGTAGTTTCATCTTTTATGTAACAACCTCCTTCTAATTTTGTTATATTTTTATTCTCAATAGGCATATAAGTTATCTTAAAATTATTAATAGCAGTATTTATACTATCACGTAATTTTTGTCCGTTTTCATTAAACTTATTCATAGTATAGATGTTATTATACTATGAATGGATAAATTTTTTCTGAAATTACCGTTTTGACATATTGGCAAGAAGTAATCCGGTAACGACAGCACCAGTAAGTATACCCGTATATATCAATACATCAGATGCTGTGTCTGTTATATTATTGAAAAACGTATGGTTGGTATCTTTTGTTTTTTGTTCTTCTGTCTTTTGGTTTTCTGTGTCTAAATTATCAGTATAGTTAGAATAAGTAGGTCTATATAAGTCGGCTCCTTCTAAACCATAGCTATTCTGTTTATTATATTGATTCGTAAATCCATCTATTGAACGGTTTAATGTAGAAAACGTTTCGGGAACACTATTCAATTGTGGTGTTCCATTTAACTTTATTGTATTGATACGCAATCTTGGCATTTCATCACCCATTTGCGTTATTATTAATCGGAAATATGAGAATTTATTATAGGAAGTTACCGAAAATGTTTTAGTAGGGGCATTTTGAGATGGCATCTCACTTTTATTTATAAGATATTGGTCTACATAGTCCCATGAGCTTCCATCATTTGAAGAAACTAATGTAAATTTCTTAGGAAACGAATTAGTAGCACTAAATGTAGGAGTTGTAATTGAAAAACTGGTTAAATATATTTTATAAGGTATCTTAATTTCAATCCATTCTCCTGGTATTTCAGTTTTGTTTTTATTAGGACCTATTTTTGTGCTCCATGTATTATTTTCAGAACCACCACCTAAATAACTGGATGGTGTAATTCCCGAATAAGGCGACTGAATATATTTTGAGTAATTCTTTGACATAGTGTTATTATTATTATTTATATTATCACTTTCCCAATAAGTATTTGTATTATCATTAAAAGCATTAAATCCTTGAGTATTATTGTTATAATAGGATGAAGTTTTAATTGCGTAGTTTCCATTAGGTGTATATCCGTTTATTGAATTATCATCTACACCAGATATGGTCGACTCCATTGTGGTTAATGTTTTATTTGGTATGGGTATTGCCTGTATTATATTTGACATCGTTTTATATTATAGGTATACAAAAGTTTTTGTAACTCTACAAAACGATGTCAAAATTATAGTTTCTTGAAAATAAAAAACAAAGACGATGTTAATACAACTGATAACACTAAACTTGAGTACATAGTCGCATCATATTTATCTTTATAATCAGCATTAATATTATCTTCATCATCCATTAACTGTTTCATTTTTGAATCCAATTCTTTTCTTAATGGTATTATCTCACTATGAGTTTGCAGTATTTCTGTATGTTTAGTCTCATAATCCGCACTATTTATAAATCTATTTAAAGGAGCTGATTTTAGATTCTGTATACTACCATCAGTAGTCATTAGTTTATCATATACATCATTCACGGTTTGAATATTTTTATCTGCCTCCGTACAGTCTGATTTGATTGACTCAGGTAGAGTTATATCATTGCATTTTACATATTTCTGGTATTTTTTATTAAATTCTTTTAAATCCGCTAAAACTTCCATGCTTGTATCCATCATTGTTAGACCTTCTATTCTTGACATAGTATTGTTCTTATTACTATATGATTGGAAAGTTTCACAGGATTTATTTAATGTATAACAACGATTACCAGATACGTTAAAAATTGACAATGATGCGGAACCTAACCCTTGAAAACCTGTATATGCAGGATTTAACGATGATATTACAAGACGTAAATATTTATACTTTTTTTTGTTATTTATATTGAATGAAATGGGCGAATTATCGGTATCATATACTGGTTTATAGTCAAAATGGCTATCTAATATTTCCCATTTATTAGTATCATTCGCACCTAATATATAAAAATCCTTTGGAAATGGGGTTAGTTCATTCGTCCCATCTCGTTTACCTGGTAAAATTTCATATTTTTTTACCACTACTGTTTCTGGTATTTCTACTTCTATCCATTCACCGTTTATAGTAGAATTATTAGCTAATATGGTTTGTTTGGTACCTATATATTTTCCATCATTCGTTATACCTATATATTTTCCATCATTAATTATGCTTACTGGTAGTTCATTAATATTTACATTCGAAAGTTCATTAAGTTCTTGTCGTGCGTTATTTATTAGTGAGTTGTAGTTAGATTTGTACGAATCAGCGTTTTGGTCCATAATTCGATTATAGCGTTCTACTGACGACCGCTCTTTATTCAACCAATAGTAGTATGAATACCAATGTATTTTATATACCGGTACACTGAGTTCAGCAGCCCAACCATCTTGCGCCCGATGATATTTTATACGTTTAGCCCGAATGTATTTTTTTCCTCCATAACTTACAATACTTACATTAACCCATTCACCAGACCAAGGACTTACATGTGTTGAACTGATTGGTCGAATGACATCTCTATCTACCGGAACATCTTTTATAATCCGTGTTGATTTTCCAATAAACACACTGTCTCGGTATAAATAATTACTTGGTTCCAATCTCTTCATAGTTTTTTTTTGCCTATCATAATATGATCTATATTTCGTTATAGCGTTTGAATATGAGTTTATCTTATTGCGTAATGCGTCTTTCTTTTTCTGATTATCATTTAATAATTCTCTATTTTTACCATCTTTTACAATTATTCCTCTTGAATAATCACCCTTCGTAATCTGTCTATTCGTATAAAGGTCATCTTTATATGTTTCTGTTGAGTAATTACTGGTCCATTTTGTAGAAGATTCACCATCAGTTAGATTTCGTACATTGTGATTAGTATGACTACTGGATGCTCGTAATGATATTTTATCAGATGGAATTATATCTACACTAATTCCTGTATCTGATTTTTGAACGTTTGTAAACCATTTCTTGTTATCATCTTCATCGTCCATATTACTATTAGAATGTTCTTTACAATAGTAATATATTTTATACTTTTCTAAACCGGTACATTAGAACCATTAATCCAACAATACCTATAGTCAAATTTGCGGTTTTAAATAGTTCACGATTAAATATACTTTGAGAATCTTTATATTTCCCTTCAGAACCACTGTGAATTTGTTGTATATCAAGTATAGTATCCGCTAATTTCTTGTTTTTACATAATTCTCTATCTAAACACTCCTGTCGATTGTTACCAAATTCTTCGCCTTGGCAATCAGCAGGTTGATATGCTCTATTTAATATGTCTTCACAACGGTCATCTGATGGCATATCTTTTGATTTTATCGCATTCATATAAAAAAAATCCTTCATGTCATAACCAATATTCACGTTTAATGTAGCCATGTTCTTTTATATTATAAATTTATTTTTTTAGACACAAATACGATAATAATCGTAAAATAACGCGGTTGAACTTTCTCGTTCAAATTTACAAATTTGTCCCGGACGCATACACTTTGCTAATGCTTGTGGGTCAAAACGAGATATTTCAGGTAATTGTTTTGTATCCATGATATTGTATTTTTTTTTCAATTCGTCTATTTCAGAATTGCCTAAAATGGTACATTTTGGTACTAATGTGTGGTTTAAAAGATTATATTGAAGTCTATTAATATTATGAATCACCACAAATATACCGTCACGATTATATAAATATTTAATCTTATTTATGGTTGTTTCGTTCGGTTCATCTTCTATAATAAGGACCAATGTGTCATTCTTTGTAAGTATGTTATCAATATGATATACGTCTTCTATAATGTTATCTAAATTCGCACGATTAATTTGTTTTGACGTTAAATAATATTTTACGTGTATCTTGCGCTCATTCTTATTGTGTTTAAGAGTAAAATCTAATTGGGTATTATTATTCATCGCATCAATTTCATTAATACTAAAATCCATGTGTTCTGATACGTCATATTGTAATTCTTCTAATTGTTCTATAAGTGTATTTCTGGATTTAAATAACTTTAAAATCCTGCTATTGGTTGTTGATGTGTTTGTGCTTGACATTCTATTATATAAATAAGGTTGATACTTTTATATAATAATTATCATATTCAATTTTTATCCGAATTATAATTTTCTAACGACCAAATTATCAAAATCCAATTTACCGGATTTACCGGATTTACTTGTATTAGTTGGTTCTATGTCAGGCTTACTAACTTCACGTTCTATAGGAGGATTAAATGATACTGCATCGTTATCCATACTATTTGGGTCGCTGTTTTGTATTACATTGTTAGGTTGTGTATCATTATCAGATGAAAAATCGTTTCCATTATTTATGATTTTTATACTAATTGGAGGAGGTTGATGAATACCTATATTATCATGTTTTATACCTCCCCCTTCCATTGAACTGTCAGCGGAAGGCGTCTGGCGTGGTGTAGTAGGAGTCATAGAAGATTCATAACCATTCGGTTTATATATATCTAAAGCTGTCACTAATTTTACTGTATCCAAGTCCTTTAAACCAGGTGTATTTGTTTCTATTTTCAAAAAACGGTCACCAATATTTGTAACATTCCATAATCTATTTGGATTTTCATCACCTCTATAATGTACTTGTTCGCCAACCGTATATTCACGCGCTTGTTTTGATAACTCATTAAATTCTGGCTTTTCCGGAGTAGGTGTTCCATATATTTCTCGTTTTAATGAATCTGAAAATGTATCTTCCATTTCTCCAGGTAATGGTTGGTATGGTGACCCTGGAGCAAATTCAGGTGATTTTCCGGGAGTGGGTGTTCCATATATTTCTCGTTTTAATGAATCTGAAAATGTATCTTCCATTTCTCCAGGTAATGGTTGGTATGGTGACCCTGGAGCAAATTCAGGTGATTTTTCAGTTGTAGAAGGACCATCTGACATATCTCTTGGTGGTGGATAATCTGGTGAATATACTGGTGGATAATCTGGTGAATCTGGTCGATATACTGGGGATTCGTTTGGGGTAGTTGAAGGAGATTCAGGACTAATCATTATATTCTCTCTTTTCGTCACATCCGTGTTTCTAATATTATTTCGGATTTGTCGTACTATCTCTTGAGGAGAAAACTCCGTATTAAATGTCAAATGATTGATATTATTAGAATAGGTCATACTTTCAAGTTGTTCTATATTATCGTCTGTAATTAAACGCATTTGTACGTTCATTGTTTGCAGTTCTTGTAATAACAATTTGAAGGAATAAGGAACATTCACCACACTAAAATTACGACCAAATTTACTTATTTGCTCTAAGTGTTGTTCTTTTCCGTCTAATGAACCTGTGAATTTTAATGGACCATCTGCCATTGGACTCATAAAAATATTCTTTGAAGGGTTATAAACAGCCATCATACCAGTTGTATTACAAACCGCAATATGGTATTTATCTGCTCTATCCATCATTGATTCGCGTAAAAATTCAGTGGCACCATGGGAAATTACTACATCACGTTCCATTTCTCCTATACGAAGACCACCATCATTCGCACGTCCAGATACTGGTTGGCGGGTTAATTGGGTATTCGGTCCACGAGCACGATAGTTTACCTTATCCTTTACCATATGTTTCAATCGCATATAATAATTAGGACCCATGAATATTTCGGTTTCTATTTGTTCTCCCGTCATTCCATTATATAATAGCTCATTGCCACTGGAATGATAGCCTACTTTTGATAACATTTCGCCAAATACCTTTATTTTTGAACCTTTGTTATTAAAGGCAGTACAGTCAGTAAACCCGCCATATATAGAAGATGCCTTTCCTACTATACATTCTACCAAATGTCCTATTGTCATACGAGATGGTATAGCATGTGGGTTGATAATCATATCAGGACGGATTCCATCACGCGTAAAAGGCATATCACTTTCAGGAATTACCAGTCCAACGGTTCCCTTTTGTCCGGCTCTGGATGCCATTTTATCGCCCAAATTAGGGATTCGGATTTCACGGACACGAACCTTAGCAATACGAGTACCAGTATCCCCGTCAGTAATAAATGTCTTATCTACTGTACCCAATTGTCCTTTCTTAGGCATTTTTGACATATCCGATATGCTACCATTCTGGGAAGAACTCCTGCTTGTCATACCAATTAGTACGGTTTTATCATTTAATTCAGTATTTTCACTGACAATACCATGTTTATCTAATTTACTGTAGTCATAACCCGGTTTTGTTCCGATAATATCTATTTCAGATTCTATATTCGTAAATGTTTTTTCAGTGGTTTCTTCACTCCCTTTACTAATTTCCTCATGCGTTTCGTATGTAGTATAATAGGTAGTTTGGAATAATCCTCTTTTTAGTGCACCTTCATTTATTAAAATAGCATCTTCTACATTATATCCAGTATAGCACATAATAGCCACAATTGTATTTTCACCATACGGGTTCTCTTCTTTGTTAATATAATCTAAATATCGGGATTTTACCAATGGGATTTGTCCGGAAGATAAAACAACCGCCGTTTTATCCATTCGTACCTGATAATTAGTATGATACATAGAACATGCTTGTTTACTTTGACCGCATGAAAAAGAATTACGTGATGCTGGATTGTTTTCAGGGAAATTAATGATGTTTGCCATAGTACCGAAAATTAACGACTCGTGTATTTCCAAATGAGTATGCTTATCTTTCGTGCTTGATTCTAATTCTTCTTGATTGACTGCGATTAATGAATTTTCAGTTTCGTTTGTGTCAATATAATCTATTATTGCTTTTTCTTCTAAGAAACGTTTTATTCTGGATGGTGCGGTTTCGCCATTAATATTATCATACAATTCAGACAATTCATACATTTTATAGTCGTTTGGATTGAAATCCGTTATTGATTTTTTATTAAATCCAGAAACTAAATCATTCCAAGAGTAATCCCCTTCATCCAGATGTTTCTTTACACTATCTCTATCAAATGACATCTTATTTGTTTCAGGATCACGATAGAATATAGGTCTACATATACGCCCAGCATCAGTATAAATAAACACTGTATTCTGTGAAATTTGAAAAGAAACACTCGTATAGATTGGAAGCAATCCATTACGTCGGTATAAACGTATCTTTTCCACGATTTCATTTGGAGTAGTTACAATACCCGCCCATAGTCCATTTATAATTACTTTGGTTGATTTTGATAATGCTAATGGAGTACATTCTTCCAGCAATTTCATCTCAGCTTTCTCACGTAACCATTTAATCATGGGCTCACGTGAAACACCTTGGGTTATATATGCGGTTATCGCCATATGTTTGTGAATACCAATATTACCACCATCAGGAGTATCAATTGGGTCAAACATACCCCATTGTGTACTATGTAATACACGAGGACCAATTAACTTAGCACTTGAATCCAATGGTAAATTCGTTTTACGCAAATGACTGAGAGCTGAATTATACGAGAGACGATTTAGGTCTTGGACGACACCAATTCGTTTTGTATGAGAGTGGGCTCCCCAATTACCATTGAACGCTACTCGGAAACCTTCTTCTACCATCTTATCACTAAACACATTTTTATAGTTCTGTTCGATTAATGCTTGTAGATTATCTTCATACATGGCTTTGTTAAATGTGATTTTTGACTCGAAATCTAAATGAATTTTACGTAGTTGCATTGTATAGTATTCGCGAAATAACTCATACATCAAAGAACCTACTAACTCTATACGCTTATATTTAAAATTGTCACGGTCGGTAGGCTCATCTACACCCGTATATACTGATAATAAACGATGAGTAATATATCCCAAATAATATGCCTTATCTATGTAGTTTGTTTCGCCAACATGGGGTAAGAAATAATCTGCTAATATTTCTTGTGCGTGTGAAATTGTCTTACCTTTAGTTAGAGATGCTATATATTTCAAAGCAGTACGCTGTGTAAGAATACCTCCGGCATCATGTACGGATGGTATGAATAAATCTACCAAATGTTCGTATTTCTCAATATCTAAAAGACACGATGTTATTATCTGTTTATCTGAAATTACCCCAAGAGCACGAAACACTATAAATAATGGTACTGCTTTCCTTACATTTGGGATATTTACGACTATGTTTTTAAAAGTAAATGATGGAGTAGGAGCCATCATTTTTACAGATAATGTTCTAATTGGTTTGGATACATTCTCAGAAACGGAACGTATTTCGGCGGAATATAAATATTTATCATCACCTGATTTTTTGATATACAGCATATTATCGCCAAACTTTTCTTGTGAAACGACAGTTTTCTCTTTTCCGCGTATAATAAAATAGCCACCGTGGTCGTTACGACATTCACCCATAGTATGACGTACATTATTAGGTAATCCGGACAAAACACAATAATCAGACTGAACCATGATAGGAAATCTTCCTAATAGTACTTTTTCAATTGTAGTTGTTCTTACTTGTTTATTTGAACTGACTAATGACTTCTCAGTTAATTCACGAATTAAAGCAGTCTCTTCTGTAGAAATATCTTGAGTAGTACGTTTACCCCGACGTTTAGGTGCTCCTCCTTCGATTTTATCATCTGTTTTGACTTCTTCATCTACTTCAGGTGTATCGTCGTTGATTTCTTCCTTGAAATTTTTAAAGTTACCTTCAGTTGTATATTGACCGGAACCAAATAATTCATCTGGACCCACCAATGTTGGTTCATCACCATCATCTAAAATATCAATATATTCAATATCAATGTCATAATGGATTGTCATGCCATATGTCATATTTCGCAAACGTGCTTCATTTGGAAACATGTAATGTGAATTATCATCATCATATATAACTGGTTTTCCAAAATAAATTTTATTACCGTCTTTACCACCAAAATACATTATACATTGTGAACGATATTCGTTTGTTTTTTCGTCGAATTTTGTCTTTATACGCAATGGGTTTTTCTCTTTAAAAATCTGAAAAATGCCATTTTTAAAAAAATCGTTATACGATTCCGTATGGTGTCTTACTAAACTTTGCGGATTGTCTTGAAAATACTTATCCATTAACTTCCATACTGTAGAATTCTCCATAACAAGGTTATATAAAATGGAAATATATATTTATACCGGTTTGTTGTAATATTTTTAGTAATATATTCAGAATTATTTTCTTTGTATATTATATAAATTATGGATAACTTCCTTCAATCTATTTTTGGTCCTCTTAGTAAGGACTATTGCCTTTACTTCTACTTCCTTTCTATGTTAGGATTCTTCCTTCTTGCTCTTTTAGTGGTTACTTCCCTTATGGTAGGTATCTCCCAGCGCAAAGGAATGGATTTCTACTTTCAAATGGTAACTGTCGGTATCGGTTATGCGATTTTCTACTTCCAGAACCGCCTTTTACATTCAATGTGCGTAGGAAGCGTATAAAGAAATATTTAGTATAAAATATATAGTTCATGGATATTTTATACTACAGCAATTATTGTACTCATTCTCAAAAAGTATTACAAACACTTGTAAAAGGAAACATGAGCGACAAAATAAGTTTTATATGTATTGATAAGCGTCATTTGGATAAAAAAACGAATCAAACCTATATTACGCTTGAAAATGGTGGGAAAGTGGTTTTGCCACCAAATATACATAGTGTCCCATCTTTATTATTAATTAAGGATAATTATCGCATCATACACGGTGATGATATTATTAAGTTCTTTCATAAAGACATTAAGCAACAAACAAATATAGCAACGAATTTCAATGGGGAACCAGTATCATTCCGATTGGGAGCGTCATCTGGTGGGACAAATGTTATGTCCGAACAATACACGTTATACGATATGTCTCCCGATGAGTTGAGCGCGAAAGGTACAGGTGGAAATAGACAAATGTATAATTATGTTTCAGCGAGTAATAATATTAATTTAATACCAACCCCGGATGATACATATAAACCAGATAAGGTTTCGAATGGTGTTACAATTGATTCACTACAACAAAAACGTATGGATGATATTAATCAAATTATGCCAAATAAACAACCATTCGGACAACAAATTACTAACTAACAAAACAATATAAAAATATTATATTATTTTATATATACAACTATGCCTGAAAAGAAGGATATTAGTGCTGGCTTTAATAAGCACCTTCTCGCTTTTTTAGATGATATTATTAAAGTTTATCCTGAAAACAACGATATTATAAAAGCAAAATCTTCATTTGAAACTATAAAATCTATGAACACTTCCCTTGTTATTAAGGCTTGGTTTCAAAAGGTATATACTCCTTACCAATCTGTAATTGATGCTGGTGATATTTCATTCTTTTTTGACAAGGATTATTCACAGGACCTTCAATCCGTGTCTAACGCAGGTGAAATTATGGCAATGATTGACAAACTTAGGGAACCGGTTCGAAACATGGATGACGCAAACAAGGGGCACTGTATGAAGTATATTCAGGGCTTGAGTAAGCTTTCTCTTGTATATTCAACCATGTAAGTTACTGATACAACAAGCTTAATAATTCTGTGGGATTCAATAGATTTAAATAATCCTTTACTTTATTACGTGTAATCTTTTCTTTATTTTTCTTCTTCAAAGAAGGAATGTAAACATTATTGTGTAGAAAATCAACATATCGAATATATTTATCTGGCGTTGATGTGTTTGTTTTGAAAACAAATTTATGCATATAAAAATTATGTATAATAGTTATCATTCTTTCATATTCATTATGGATTATATAACGATTATTACGGGTTTTACGATAGATTTTATTGTATTCATGTAATTTATCAATGCGACGAATACATAGATATTCATATGCGTAATACGGATTTATAGTACTCATTGTATCCCGTAACGTTGTATCTGGATTCAATATTTTTGAGCTATTACCTGTATTTAAATCTGTTAGTAAATAACCATCAATATCATCCACCATATCAAATAAATCATTATAACAATGTATATCATATTTACGAGGGAAATAAATTATTCCTTCTATATTCTTAAAAAAACTATCATTTTCATAAACCGTATTCGGTACGTATTTTACAATATTATTCTTTAATTCGTATACAGATATTAGGTAAAATTTATCTATATCCGAATTACTATTTATGTGATTGTTCTTTAAGATAAACGTGTATGCTTGGGTTTTTGACAAATATTCTAATATGGGAGTAGTATTAGAATCATTTATATGTAGCGCGGTTTTGAATTTACTTATTATATTTGTCTTATTTTCATTTGTAGCAGATATTAATCTCCAAATATCACATCTATCGTCATACATTAAATTAATCATATGACCTTGTATATATTCACTTATTTGAATATTAGATGATATTGTTGGATAAAGTTCAGTAAATGTGTTATATCCCATTAACTTAGGGGGCGAATAACTTATTAGTTTGTTTTCAGGATATGAAAGAATTACCATTCTATATTTCCGGGTTTCCATATCATTATAACATAGCACTTCTTCATCGTATTTGAATACGTAATAATACCTATTATCATATTGTACTAATCGGTTGGGGATATTCTTATTTAACATAAAATCCAAGTCTATATGAACGCCGAATGATGTGGGGGAAAGTTCCATAACTAATTAAATTAGATATGGAATACTTTTTATCTATTTTGTTTACAAAATAACTTTTGTACGTAATATAATTTAGATACATATTATATATTTTAGTATTATATTATAATGGAAACAACGAATGACACTGATACTATGATAGAAGAAACACCGCTTAATAGAAATACGACTAACAGTGAACGTTCTATTCAATTAGAATTAGGAGATATAGTAGAAATAGTGGCTCCTACAAATAGTGATATTCATGAAATGACTGGGTTAATAACATATATTGATGATAATAAGATTTCTATTATAAGTACTTCTACTGGAAAAACACATATTTTAAATATTACTGAAGATGGACTTTTAAGTGATGAATCTATTACTGAAATTCATTTACTTAATCGTAGTGACGAAAAAGGATATTCCAGACAAAATAACTTGTTACCCAAAACTTGGGTTGATATTCACTTTGGTGGAGAAATTCCAGCCATTATTACTGGTGAAATAACCAATTTAGAAGAGGATATGATAGAAATTACTACGTTTCCTGATATTAAAACAATATACATTAACTTTGGATACAAAGGTCTTCCGGAAAATATCCCTATTGAACGGATTGTAATACGTACCAAACCAGACTCGTTGAAAAATGTTCCTTCCCTTGCTGTAGTAAGACAAGAATTAGAGGAAGGTGAGGATTTTGAGCCTGAGAATTTCCAACAAGAAGATACTGCTACTATGGAGTTTACAGACACAGGAGAATCTATTATTCAAGTTCCAGAAGACGGTAATTTTGATGAGAATGTTCGTGAAACATTGCATAACCTATACATTGATGCTAATTCTATCATATTTGGCGAAAGTTTAGACGCATTAGAACAAACGGTTGAAATACCGGAATCTGAACGACGATATAGTATTGAGGAACAAGTGAATGATATGATAGATGAGCTATTATCTACTATTCCAAATAACCAACGTTCTATGCGAGTTATGAATAATATCCATTTACTGATTGAACGTTTTAAAGAATTAAGAGCTACGTTTTCTAAGTTTGATAGTAATCAAAATATATACGATGTTGACTCAAAAGGGTCTCATTATAAACCTATGGTTGAAAAAGTATTTAATATTGATGCACAATTAAAGTGGTTAATACCAGTTGTTGCGAATAAGAAATTTATTTGTACTACAAATGATGTCACTGAAACGGATGATGTTATTATTAATAATGGCGACCATGATTTACTACGATTAGAACATTTACAAGACAGTTACTTTCGTCAAAAAAATACCGACCAATCACTTACATATATGGAATTAAACCTTCGTACAACTTCTTTATTATCTCCTTTTACAAAACCAGATAATTATGACAATTATCTTCATAATAAAGACGTTCTTGGTAATATTGATGCTATTGTTAGTAACTTTGGTGAATTTAATTCCACTGTGTTTGGAGACGAAAAATTACCATTAGTTACAAAACAGTTTGTTATTCAAAGGTACAATCTCGGACTTTCCACTGTTAAAAAGGTTGACTTAAAAGCCGGTAAATCTATTTATTTACGAAGTCCTATGACTCAAAATGATAATATGACGGTCAAATCAATTATTACGATGCCCGAATCATCCATACAATCATCGAAAATGTACTTACCGAATACAACTATATTACAAAAATCTACATTACATGAGAACTTTACCTCAAATTTTAGATTGTTAAGAAAAAACCCAGAGATTATACCTCATGTTATTAATGACCTATCTAAAGAACTTGATTATGAGAATATGAAGGAAACAACACAAAAAGAGTTGTTCTCGGGCATACAAGAATTCATTCTTGGGAATGATGTTTCACAAGATACATTCAATAGTAATAAATTCAAACAATTCTTAGATGTAATCGTACCTAAAAATCATTTCTTAATTGAAACCGTAAGAAAATACGTGAAAAATAAAATTTCATTCTTAGGATTTGTAGAGCAGTTAGAACCTTTCGCAGTATATTCAGATGATATACATGTCAAACAATATAGTCAGATTAAATATTTTATTAGAGAACAAATCAAACAACTCAAGCAAAATATGATTGAGAAAAACAAGAATTTTAATTATATTCGCAACGCAAGATACGACGTCTCACCCTCAAATGATAATAACCTTTTAAATTTGATTTCCACTAAAGGAGATATGACAGAACCATTTTATCAAAGTTATCATTTACTTAACAAAGATAAACAGCTCACAAAACTTAATCCACAAGAGTTATTAATACGTCTTAATGAATATGATAATAGTAAGTTGTATACCAATCTAATGGTGTCTATTTTAATATCGCTCATTACACCCGAAAATCTTAGTGATGTTATCAATAAACCCAATATAGACGAAATGACGGATAATGAAAGAGTCAAAGCACAAGACTGTACTAAGCGATTCTTAACTAAAAAATATACTTCTATGAAAGACTTACAAACTGATAATAATAATGATGAAGTGTATTATGATACTGAACTTGATGATACTCCTTATAGTATATTAAAGAAATACGAAGACGACCAAAAGAAAATGGTTCCTGAATTATTCCACGAATTCTTAGTTGAGAACCTTATACACAAACATGACGCACCTGAAGACATCGCAAAAGACCTTGCTACTACTATTATTAGTGGGAAAAAACTGGTATCTGATGGGGAATATGCTATGTTAGAAATCAAACCTACTCTTGATGACGGTAGAAGTATTGAATCGTTATCTGATAAAGAAAAGGAATCAGTCGAAATAGAACAAGACGTACGCAAAAAGACCACTTATTATAAACGCGTCAAAGATAACTGGGTTAGTGATACTTCCATTGACGAAGAAGCCTTCCTTGACACAAATACATTATTCTGTAATATTAGTCGCGATTGTTATAAGAACAGTAAAAATAGCGTATGTGAAACTACCGACCAAGCTAAAAATAGATTCCAAGAAAATACGCGCAAAAAATTACTCAGTGAATTTGACAAAAGATATGAAATTTCAGTTGAAGAATTGGAAGCTAAATTAGAGGATAATATCGCCTATCATCTGAAAATGCTTAATAAATCACGTATATTAAAAGACATTCAGTTGTATAAAGCCAATAACCTTGCGTATATGCTTGGTTCATTAGCTACGGAAAATGACGCTATTCAATCACCACATTTATTACTACGTGACCGCATATTCGGTCAAGATAACTTCACCAAAAAACAACAAGACATTATTATTTTTGTTCGTAACTATTGTCGTTCTCCTATGGTAGCTGAATTAAACGAACATCACGCGTGGTTATACTGTAAAGATACAAATACTAAATTATTCCCTATTTCTTTATCAGAGTTAGCCACTGTGTTTATTGATGGAGGTAACTATAATCAAAAATTAGAAGAGTTATGTCATTCTAATGGTATGTTAAGTGATGATGGGGATTCTATTGTTGATAAATATAGTGGATTCGTCCTCCGCAAAATGGATTTCAGTAGCGAAGAAGGATTTGATGAAAGTGGCTTCCGTATTACATCCAATGACATCATGGAAAAGGATTTGGGAAATGTAGTATTAGAATCCATTGGCAAAAAGAAAACTCGGGTGTTTGAAAATAAGCTTTCAGAAACCATTTACAACGTATTTTCTACAATTTCATCTAATATTGACATCAATGTTGATTCTATTGAAGAATTTGTTATGAGAACATCCAATGAAATCATCGATAAAAGTATCATGAAAGAAGAAACATATAATAGGAAATCTAAGAAATTAGAAAAGGAGAAGGGTAAATCATTGGGACCCTATCAAAAGTATTACGATGAAACAGTTATCGTTATTATTTCTTCCGTTTTACTTGTTGCTATACAAACCGCAGTACCTTCATTTAAACCTAAGAAAACTTTCCCTGGGTGTGTACGCTCATTTGGTGGATTTCCTATGAGCGGGATTGAGGATATAACTGGCATTAAATATATAGCATGTGTTTTATACAAAATCAAAAGTCAAATATCACCTTGGACGGCAATTAAACAACACAAACAAGACGCATTAACCAAACGTATTACCAGCATGATTGAATTACATGTTTTAAAACGTAATGATATTACTGACTTGTATGTCAAGAAACGTGAATATGTTATGTTGAATCCGGATATTGTCATTCCAGAAGAGCATAATATTGAGAAATGGAAACATTTTATGCCACCTGTTGTCAAATTTTCTATTGTCAACTCTCTTAGAAATGTTAGTAATGAATTCAAAAAAGACTTTGTTGAGTTGTTGCGATATGGTAAATCCGACCAATATAAATCTATTTCAGTTTTAAAAAGTAGAATCACACAATTTGGATATGGAATTATTGAATACATTAACCATATTGTACGCAATAAAGACCAACTTCTTAAGACTTCTTCTCAATTACCTTTCTTAGAAAACGCATGTTGCAATGAATCGAATTTAACCAATCCTATCGCATATTTTACTCAAGAAGACGAGAACATTAACATTGGTATCAAAACTGTTAATCAATTATCCGCAATTATTAATGATTTAAATACCTTAACCAAAGCTCCTTCATTATATCATGAACCATTTACTGGAATTAAATACCCGGTTGTTTCCAGTGGAGATATGGAAGAATTAATTTATTCCACAGTTATTCATTATTGTAATTTTGATAGGAACTTACCAGTACCAGATATATATAAATCCATATGCTCCGAACGCCCTGCTGAATACAACTCTTCATGGGGAATCGCAGATAAAATCGAATTCCTCAAACGAAATGGGAATAAATACAGTGAAAGTGATTTACATAAATTGATGAAAATTGTATACCAGAACAATCTTATTTTCATTGATAATCAAACAGAACATAATCAAGTAAATATATTAAAGGATGTTATCGCTCATCTTGAAATGACAAATTCGACTGTTATTGAAGCGCCTTTACGTAAACATATGTTGAAGGTTCTCAATAAATATAATCCTAAGGTTATGAGAAACGAGAGATGTGATGAATTAAAAACATTGAATCGATACTTGACTACTACAAATGACCGGTTATTCAAAGAAATCATTAATTTTATTGATAAACATGGTAATCTTGGAGTCAGTGAAATGAATAAATTTGAATCATTCCTATTAAATATCGAAAAATGGTCTATTGATGACAACAAGTCACCACAAGGATTACATACTATCATTCAATTCATACAAAACGCATCCTTTTCTATTGGAAAAACTTATCCTTCCGCATTATTACACGAAAATCCTTTCTATTACAAAGTACCGCGTCATTGGGAACTTAGTGAAAATCACGCGGGGGATGTCTATAAATTTATAGAAAAATACTACGCTAAACTTCACAAATTCAAATCGGATAAAATTATTACTCGTTTGCTGATGGAAGTGGGTAGAAGATTATCTACAATTACTATGTTTATGGAAAATATACCATTCCAAACCGAAATTGTCAAGGATATTGAGGAGACAACCCAATCTTTCCACTGTATGTTTGATAAACAAACTATATTACGTCTTTATACTTACTGTTTCTACTCCATCATTTATGAATACATTGTTCTCTCTAATGACTCAGATTTACTAATCGCAGATATTCAAATCAATAAAATGACACGTAGACAAGACATTGCGGATGAATCTAATGTTACAGACCAATTAGTAGCAGAAGTGGATACTGTGGATGAAGGTATGATGAACGCACAAAACAATTTAGAAGAAATACAAATCGAAACCGGCAATTTATTAGAACTCAAAGAACGGGTTGCTTCCTTATTAATAACTTTCATAGATGTAGAACAAGAAAATAAACTCGCACTTGATATTACATACGATAATCTCATCAATAAGGTGAATCGTTCAAAGGATAAAGAGAAACAAGGCATTATTTCATATTTGGGAAATATGAGTATTGAAGAGCGTAAAATCGAGGATATGTTTAAAAAGCATAAACTTGAACGATGGAATATCGGACAACAAAAAGGAATCTTTCAATATGATAAATCTACTTATGACCGTGAAAGAAATGAGTTAATAGAACAAATCTTTACCGACCAAAATGAAGCACCTATCGAAACCAACAATGAAGCTCTTGACATATATGATATAGAAAAGAGGGATGAATATGAACCTGGAGACGATTACAATCGCGATACTTACGACTTCCAAGATATAGGCGAAGATTACATGGATGGGGATTTTTATCCAGAGGACCGAGATGAAGATGATTTTCCAGAAGATTAGGCTTTTCTTCATAAATTTTTTATATTGATATTGTAAATCATAAATATCAATATAATGAAGGGTTTTGTACGTTATCATAAACTTAGTATCTCTATTATCATTTTTCTTATATTGTTCTCCATCGTTCATATGATGAAGCCTACCATGTTATATAATGATGATGGGTCATTTAGACAATTTGGTGTAGGATATAGACATAAAACAGTTATCCCTATTTGGGGCGTTTCTATGGTCATCGCTATTTTCTCTTACTTGTTTGTTATGTATTATTTAGCGTATATGTAACCATATTTTCATCCATTTTTATTGTATACAATCAAATAATAATGGACGAAGCCACATTAATCGAACCTTCTGTCAAAAACTATTTATTTAACACCCTTCAAAAATGTCATTCTAAACGGGTAGACATCTATTTTTACGTGCTTAATATTGGGGTTCTCGTTATATTTGGGTCTATTGTTGTCGCAACCTTATATTATTGTTATACACAAAAACCAAATGAATATGATAGACAACAAAAAATTGTGAAAGACCAAGAATATGTCATGTCAAAGATTCGTTATTACCAAGACCAAAGGAAAAATGACGAAGAAACCCAGATTTCCAGTATTTCTAACTTGCCTTTCATATCCGGATAATATACAAATTTATTATATGCCTATTTTATAAATTAGTATGAGTATTACAGACCAAAATCGCGAAACTATTATCACTGAAAATAATACCGCTCAAAATAGATTAATAGATATATTAGAAAACTACTCCAGAGAGTCTTCACATTTAACAATACAAGAACAATTACATGGAGATGTTGACTTTTCTCCCCTCAGAGAAATGGGATTTGGATTAGTTGACACGATAACTATCGGAAAAGGTGAAATTACGAAAATTGTAAATATACCAAAAGGCATTGTTTCGTTTACATGTATTGAGAACCTTATTAAAAATATTGATAATTTACCAAGTTCTCTAACACATATTAATGTTTCTGGAAATCTTTTAGAAAATATCGTTGTGTCTGGATTAAATAACCTTAAAACATTCGTCGTTTCGCATAATAAACTCACACAATTGGAGAACCTTCCTACTCATTTAGAAGAATTGTTGTGTGATTTTAATAACCTATCACAATTAAACTTACAAGACCTTGCTAAACTCAAAACACTCAATATTTCTAACAATAATATTACTCTTATTGAGAACCTTGACGCAAATACACACATTATAAATGAGAATAACCCAAGTATAACTTATCGGAATTCAGATGTAGAACAAGTAGGAGGCGATAATAATGATGGTAATGAAGTTAATACTAACTACAAAGACGCTCTTAACCTATATTTTCGTATGAAAAATGAATATGGAACTAAAATCCATAACAAGAAGAAACAAATATACGAGAAAGAACCCAATAAAAAAATGGCAAAACGACTTATTCAACAATACACGCCTGAATGTATTAAATGTAAAAGAAAAGTCGGAACTATTTTTACCAGAGACGAGAACATATACAAAGCGATTTGTGGAGATACACGAAACCCATGCAATCTCAATGTTGAAATATTTACTGGATTTTTATTACATTTTAAAGAGATGTTTGATTTAACAACGGAGGATTTTGAGAAAACAAGAGGAATTATAGATATGGAAAAGCTTAATGACCTGTTTGATTATGTATCAAGTGAGGATAATGTTGAATTATATAAGAAATCACTCGAATTATACATTGAAAACGAAAAAACATATAAATCATATCTTGAAAAGCATAACGAATTGTATAATAATCCAACAACAAAGAAAGCATTAATAACCGCTCAGGAAAAATTATTTACATACATTGAAAAAAGTAAACAATTTATAGATGAATATAAAAAAACGAATAATAGAGAGTTCTTAAAGACCGCAATGGATTTAAGAGGTAATGAAATCAAACGCGAATTGTCTACTATACGACGATTGAAATACGGTATTATGGAAATTGTATCACAACCTACCAAAAAAACGTTCCCAATAAACACTTTATATCAAAACGCAGTTTCTTTAGATAACCTTGATTATTCCTCTATGGAACAACAACGTGTTATCAATTTCACTGTATAATTTATTTCATAATACAATATGAAATAAAACGTTTGTCTATTAACAATCATTATAATTTGATACACCATCCCATACTACACCATGTGTCTTAGCCCAATTATGTTTAGCACAAATCGGTTGACCGGATGCTTTCCAATCATCATGCGCAAAATCCACTGTTGAGTTTGCTTCATCTAAGCCGATAGTTTGTTTCGCACTATCACTTAGCAATCCACTTTCATATAATGAACCGGCGTTCTTATCGCCATCATCAGGGATTATACATTTTTTATCCTCATCTATTACCCAATAATCAGGGCATGTTGTGCTTTGGGGAGGGTATACTTCAGTACCTTCGCCATACGACATTACCATGCCAACATAAGTTAGCACTATTATTAATGCTATTATTGCTACTATTATAACTGTCATGTAAAAATTATCCATCGTTGTATATACTATTCTATACATTTTGTTTATGGCTCACTAAATATATTTAGTGAGTTGGTTCTCAATGCCGTTTATTTTATCCATGAAAATATATACCAATTATATAAAACAAAGATGGATTATAATTTAACTCCCGATAGTATCATTAAAGTTGATAAAAATCTTAATGCAAATAGATACAATGGACGAATAAACATTGCTGAACCTCCTTCACCAGATGCTGTATTCAAAATGCAAGAAAAAATAGCCATTAAAAACGCATCTACTGAATATCGTGAAGCACTCGGAGGAGATATTGAAGACAATGTTCTCGCTCAAGTATATTTTTCTGCTGGTAATATTCAAATTATACAAAACGGACTCAGAGCTGGTGTATATAAAGCCTCTCAAAATAAATTTGTTATTGCTCCTCAAAATATAGATACACTTAAAATTATTATGCGTAGTATTTATTTACAACATTCAGAACACCGCGAAGATGACATCACCGGACAAGTGGAACGACTAAATAAACTCGTTTTAGATTATGCTATACCTTCCGTATACAGTTCTTCCATGAGCTACATGAAATATTGCCAAGACCAAAGCACGCTTGTTGTTCCACTTGAATTACCGCGCAATCATGACCGTGATTTCAAGCAACTCGAACAAAGGAAGTTCATGTAAGTTTACTAAAATATAATATGTTCTCATCATATTACATTTTACTGATTCGTTATTTGATTTTTATCTATCATCGTTTCCTTTAGGATATTGTTGATTATCTTCTTATCAAACTTTTCGTCTTCTTCTTTACCATATCCACCTAACGATGCCTTTGAATATTCAAAGAATTTATCGCATTCTGGTGTATCCAATATATCGTATTTGGGATTTTCTTCTATCCATGGATGTACTTGGGCTTTGTTCTTATTGGCTACTATACGAACTGCTCTTCGTAAATGCTTTTTTGTTTCATCTTCCTTCGCCCATACATCTGAATCCTTTACATAGACCGTTTCTCGTTTTAAATCCGTACAGTGAATGGGTCTCACATGTGGATGCATCTCGCGGATACGTTCCAACATGATGTCTGATATTCCCCTCACATAACCTACTTCTCCTGTATTAATAAAATCATTTACAGACAGTTCGATTGATTGAATGAAATCGTTTAGATTTATAGCATCCTTGCACGTCTCGTTCAAGAATACATTCAGATTGAACTTGTTATTCATTGTATTGTTTGTATTGTTGGTATTATTGTTATTAATGGTTGTATTTCCTGCGTTCTTTGATAACTCTATAATTGTATCTTGCTGTTCCGTCATTCGCTTATGTTGCTCTATCATCAATTCCTTGAATTCTTGGTTCTGTTTCAATAACTCTATTACCAAAGAGGAATCCAATGGGGGGGCTACTTGTGTTTGTTCTGGCTCTATGTCTTTACACTTCTGTTTGTGATTCCATAATGAAGCACGATGATTATATTCTTTTCCACAAGAGCAAGCATAAATAATTGGAGACTTTTCTGGTTGTATACCGGTTGTAACTCGCTTATTATGTTTTACGGTCTTACAATGTTTGATATAATCGCTATGTTTACAGCATATATAATTACAGGTTTCACATTTATATGATTTAGGTATAGTGCGAGATTTGTGCGACATGTTGTATAATATACAACGAAAAAATCGCTAAACATCTCCGCATTAATATACCTTAAAAATTTATGCTAATAAATATTTCACCATAAATTTCAAAAATACTGCAATATCGTCATAAACGTATTTTCAGAAAAGTATTAAAACAAAACTATCTCGAACATATTAAAAATGGACATAAAATAAATGTCCATTTTTTCAAATCGTAGCCATTTCTTTTTTGTACTTTTTTAGCGTAAAACTATTTAATTTAAGAATTAGTAGTATGTGAACCAATAATCTTGGATAGCTCTATAATTGTATCTTGTTGTTCGGACATTCTCTTATTTTGCTCTATCATCATCTCCTTGAATTCTTGGTTCTGTTTTAGTAACTCTATTACCAATGATGAATCCACTGGGGGTGCTACTTGGGTTTGTTCTGGTTCTACTCCATCACACTTTTGTTTATGCCGATACAGGTTCTGTCTACAACTATATTTTTTACCACATTCACATGTATATTCGGTTGTACTTAATTGTAGTCTGTTTGTAGTCAAAATGTGTTTGCGTGTATTTAAATGTCTATCATATTGACTTTTTCTATTGGTAACATAGTCACACTCTTTACATATAAATTTACCCGAACCTATAGTTTCTCTATTCATAGATTCCCGTTTGATAACATTTGTACGATGTTTGTTAGTAGTGTTATGTATATCCAATAGATTGTTAGAACCAAAATAAACATCACATACCTCACAGTGTGGGCGTTCTTTTGGAGACGTATATTTCATCAGTTTCGGTTTTGGTTTCGGTAAAGGTTGTATACTATTCAATGTAGCTTTATAATCTTCAAAATACGATTGTTCCAGTTTTTTAGCTGCGTATAAATCATCACAATTATGAAACGCAATTATTTCCATAATCCAATTATCCCATCCAAGATTATCTCGTATAGTCTTGTATAATTTGCAATTATAATTTGACGATTTATTATTTTTGCAACCTTGTTTATGTGCGTGTTTCCTCTGAACGAAATTGGTAGTATGCCCTATATATAGGTCATCTATAGCTGAATCTTTACAATATATTTTGTAGAATATCGTATTTGAATAATCAATATCAACCTTAGGCATATTATATGTAGTTATATGTAATTATATTTATATTCTAAAATATGTAATATAAGATAATTGAACTAAAATGAAAAATAATGATGTAAAAACCCATAAACATCCTCCGAGGTTTATTTACACCCTTGTCCGATGTTTCTTTGAACTCCTTGTCCGAGTTTTATTTGTTTTTTTGGGTCTTTTGAACTTTAATGTTCTTCTTTTTCCGCCAAGTTTTCCATGAGGTCTATTCATACCTAAAAGTTCTTGATTGAATATAGTATCTACATCAGTTGGAGATGAATGATATGCCATAGTTCTAAGTGATGGTATGTTGTCTCGTTTATAATTTGATATTTCTTCTATATTATCGTCCTTTTGCTTTTTTATTTCATTTTTCGTTTCTATGTAGTTTTTTATCAAATAAGGAATACCATTTTGTTCTTCATCCTCTGGTGTCAGATCTTCTGCCAGACGAAGTTCTTTGTTTGTATCAACATCAAGTTCAATATTAATATCTGGGTGTTCTAATAATAATTGAACCATGTCGTAATCTTCAAATTTAATTGCGTGTATAAGTGGTGTATTACCCTTGATATCCTTTTTGTTTATATCAGCGCGCTTTTCAAGTAATAATTCAACGACATCATATTTTGAATTTATCGCTGCTGTTGAAAGAGCCGTATTATCGTTTTCGTCTGTTATATTTACATCAATACCTTTTTCAAGCAATAAATTAACCATTCTTGCATTTCCATTGGCTGATGCAACTAATAAAAACCACACTCCATTGTCGTTTTTCATATTTACATCAGCACCTTCCTCAAATGCTTGTTCAACCTTTTTATAATAATTTTTATAAACGCCGTCCCATAATTTCGCGTTGGGGTTTTCATAATAACGTCCTACATAAGGCGTTTTCGCGCCTCCTTGTTTTTTTGAACGAGTTTTTCTTAAATTTCTCTTCATTGGGGTTTTACGAGACATCCTTATATATATTATATATATTAGTTTGACTACATTTTGTATTTGGTTGATTTCTTCGCATGTTAATACTATCAACTTGTAAAATTGAATTATTATTCACATACAAAGTAATACAACAACACACAGCCAATATGAGCTATAAAATTAATTTAATAACCCAACGTAGTAAGTCGTTAGAACACATCGCCGACAAAGACACGTGCAATGAGTGTAACACTAATGATATATCATATGAATGTGATAAATGTGGAAATGGAGTATGTAAACAGAAAAATTGTCAATTCTCATTTCCATATAAGTACAATACAACAATGGTAATTTGTAAAGGGTGTTTCAATGAGATTGATAATAAACTTATAAATTACGACCATCTAATAATTTATAAGTTCTTAAAAAAGAATGTTCGTACAAGGCGAATCAGTTGCTAATAAGGTGAAAAAACATTAGAAAAATACAATGTACATAGTGTATTTTTTTAGTAAAATCAATGATATTTATGCGTTATCATATGCTGTTTGTGCTGTGTCTTTTTCTAATTGTGCTTGAGTAAAATCTTGATTAGATGATTGGTTTACACCCTTGAATATTTAAAACGCCGTTTTTCATGACATAAAACATAATCAAGATAAAACGATTATATCTGCGTTAGATTATTTAGATAAATAATTTTTTGATATAATATCATTATTTATATAATGATGACTCGTAAAAACACAAAGAAGACTCGTAAAAACGCAAAGAAGACAAAATTAAGAAAAACTCGTTCCAAAAAACATGGAGGTGCGAAAATGCCTTATGTAGGACCTTATTATGAAAACCCCAGCCTAAAATTATGGGACGGCGTTTCTGCCAATAATTATAAAATGGTTGAATCAGCATTTAAGGAAGGTGCTGATGTAAATATTAAAAACGACAATGGAGCGTGGTTTTTATTCGTTGCAGTAGAAAACGACAATATAAGAATGGTTAATTTATTGCTTGAAAATGGGATTGATGTAAATGTAACAGACCGTTATAATAATACGGCTCTTTTAACTGCTGTGAAAAATGGACGTTCGGACATCGTTAAATTATTACTTGAAAAAGGCGCCGATATAAACAAAGCCAATAATGGTGGTGAAACCATACTTATGGGCGCAATTAATTATGGTGAGGAAGAAGTCATCGAAATACTACTGGCTTATGATGAAGAAGGCGTACGTGTTGATGTGAATGCGCGGAATAATTATGATGGGGAAACGGCTCTCATTCGTGCGGTTGAATACGGAAACTCAGAAATAGTCGCAACACTGGTGGAAGCAGGAGCTGATATGAATATTCGGGATAATTATGGAAATACACCTCTTATTCGGGCAAGTATGATAGGCGAGGAATATATACTTGAGGTTCTACTGGATTTAGGGGCCGATGTGAATGCGCAGAGTAATGCCGGGGACACGGCTCTCATTATGGCAAGTAGACGTGGACACTACGACATCGTGGAGATGCTACTGGCTTCGGAGGAGGAAGAGGAGGAGGACGGAACCACTCTGAATATTTTTTATGGAACCGATATAAATGCGACGAATAATGCTGAGGAAACGGCTATCATGGTGGCAAGAGAAAATTCACACGAGGAAATCGTCGAATTGCTACTGTATGCGGGAGCGGACGACACCTCTATTCCCCTCCCGCCTCCTCCGCGTTCGAGACCTCAAACCGATATTATGACACGATTACTTGTTCGCGATAAAGTTTCATTGGAAAAAAATGAAAATAATCCGTTTACTGATTTGGAGTTAGAAAGATTCGACCCAATATTACAGGAAAACGTACACCTTTGCGATTATGTGAATGAGGATGAAGACAATTTATTGTTTATTTTTGATACACAATTCGCAATGATTGGGAGATCCAGAATTAAAAGCTTGATATCAGAAGATACACTGGATAAGAACAAGATTATATATCAATGTAGAACGACAGACCAAGCATTCCGACCTCGTGATGAAAACATAATAGGCGGTCCTGCTTTAAATATGGATATAATTGGGTTATTTGGAGTCATGGTTCCATTATCATACTTAGATGAAGTAGTCAACGGAAAACATCAAATATTTGTTATTGAATCAACAAATGCTAATAAAACTATGCCAATCGCATCGTTAAATACACGATTGGGTGGAAATGTAGTCAGTGCGAATCACTGTCAGGCTGAGGTGGCGATTCAAGTAAGCAAACTTTCTTATGTTGATAATGATGTTTTAATTGGAATGTGTGAAAAAAAAGGAGGAAATCGAAAATCCAAAAGAAGAACCAAGAAATCCAAAAAAACAAAGAGAAAAAATCGTTCAACTCGACAGAGAAGATGAACAATTTGTATGCGGATATGAAAAGACGCAATTTGATTTATTTTTTAGCAGATTGGCTTGTCATAAAAATAATATTAAATTTATGGACTGGGAAGACCTTTCTATTGAGGACGAACAGCATTTTTTCCATAAATAATATAACATAAATCATTACGAAAACACAAAACCACGGCGTTTTAAATCTTCAAGGGTGTAATGCGGCAATAGCATTAGTTTGAGCGTCTCTTGTTGTGATGATATCGGTAAGAGCCGCAATTTTAGCATCGTCAGCCGGGCTGGTTAGACCTGATAACGCTGCGTTAATATCAGTACTATCATCGAATTGCTAATTGTAAAGCCTTATTCAGCATATATTTACGTCCTTTCAAAATCGTAAGATTTTGTCTCATTTTTCTTTTCGGTCGGTGTAGTATGAGATAAAATTGAAAACTTTTTACCGTTATAAATAAATGATAACCTATTAAATGCTTATGATAGCATAATTAAAAATGTTTGACGAAGAATTCGACAAGTTCTTTAACGAGTTACAAATGAAGAATGATATAGATAATTTCATTCTACATAACCAGTATCCGAGCTATTTCAAGAAAACATCGTATAATGAAATAAGTAAGTTAAAAAAACAATATCCAGCGATGGATGAAGACATAGAAAATATCGTTCCATACAATGTGAACTATTGTAACGCAGTTACACACGACCTAAATAGGAGCATATTAAAATGTAACGACACAATTAAAGTAATGTCTGAAAATGAACCTGAGCCAGATACCTGCCCTGTATGTCTATGTGTATTCGAAGAAACCAATTATGTTATTCCCAGATGTGGACACAAAGTATGTGCGGTTTGTTTTACCAATAATATCAAACACAACAAACATACAGGAGATTGTTGTGTTTTATGTAGAACACGGGTTTGTTAAAACAACCGAATCATCAAACTAAAAAATCAAAACAAATAACGAATTACAAAAAGTACAAGCCCCAAGATAACGTCAATTGTTAAGGGAACCCATGCGAGTATTTTTTCTTGAAGAGCATATATAGAAGCACATAAATATAGAAGACCATGTATCAAACGATAATCAGCCCACCACGTATGTCCCCCAGATTCAATCGCGTCTAATCGTAAATGATTGAAATATAGATAGAGAAATCCTAAAGTTGGTAATAATAACAACAGTCCATAATATGGTAAATAGGATGGCTCTATGTAGAAAGGTAATGCTGCCAATATAATTCTGGCGGGTATACATGCGAGTAAAAAAAGGAGTGTTCTCTTTTGTACGGAAAACATAATATTTATACTATATTGATATTATTTTTGTAAATCCATAAAATTATTCACCATCTTAGGTGATTTAGTTCGCTTACGTTTCTTTTTGATGGGAACCATATCTATTGATATAGTTTCAATTTCATTATTGTCTTCTTCTTCAATCAGTTCTATTTTTTTTACCCACTTAAATGGTAATGTTCTGGTTCCTGGAACACACCCATTTTCATCAGTATATTCTGTAACGAATAATGTTTGAGTTGGAGATGCGATTTTGTCGAATCTACCCGTAAATTCCCTATTTGCTGATAATGTAAACTTGTAAAGGAAGCCATTACATAACAATTCTTCCATTTTGAAATATTTTACATAATTAGTAATTACTAATAATATATCAATTTTCTATAGTTACGAAAAAAACATAAACAAACAAATGTATATTATGTATTCATGTTGAGTACACGATTAGAATATGTGTGGATAGATAATAATTATAACTTACGTTCAAAAATAAAGGTACTATACAATGAAAATATTAATAGTATAAGTAATATTCCTGAATGGAATTATGACGGTAGTTCAACAAATCAAAGTTCGGGAGAAGATTCAGAAGTAATTATCAAACCACAAAGGATGTTTTCATCAAAAAAAGACCCATTTCATATATTAGTAATATGCGATACCTATACCCCAAAGGGTGAAATATTGGAAACAAACCATCGTTATAACGCAAACGAAATATTTAATAAAAATTTAGAAGCTAAACCATGGTTTGGTATGGAACAGGAATATTTTATAATAGACCCCCAAACAAATAAGCCATTAGGATATGATGAAAAGAAAACCCAAGGTCAATATTATTGTAGTGTAGGTGCTGAAAATGCGTTTGGTCGTAAAATAGCGGAAGAACATTTATTGGAATGTATATATTATGGTGTTAACATATCGGGTATTAATGCGGAAGTGGCTCCAGGACAATGGGAATATCAAATAGGACCATGTGAAGGTATTGAAATGGGTGATAATCTCTGGATAGCCAGATACATTTTACAGAAAATCGCTGAATCTCATAATGTAATTATAAATATAGACCCAAAACCATTAACTGGAGATTGGAATGGTTCTGGGTGTCATACTAATTATAGTACAAAAGAAATGCGAGAAGGTACATTAGAAAACAATGGATTACATTATATTAATGATGCTATTGAAAAATTATCAGAAAAACACAAAAAACATATGGAAGTATATGGTAGTGGAAATGAAAAAAGAATGACAGGAGAACACGAAACCGCATCATATGATAAATTTACATCTGGAACGGCTAATCGAGGTGCGTCTATTAGAATTGGAAATGCAAATGTAAAAAACAAGAAGGGATATTTTGAAGACAGACGCCCAAGTTCTAATTGTGACCCATATCTGGTAACCAGTAAAATATTTGAAACAACAATGTTATAGTAAGACTATACTCCAAATAAAAAATATAATTATTTACAATATATTTTTTATGTTTTCACCGAATTAGTTGAGATACTATCTATTTTTTCTTTCTGATAATAACCTTCTTCTTTGCGGCTGCTTGTGATTTTGTTTTAGTACCTTCGCCAATTTGGATTTTTTCACGCTTTGTCTTGTACTTAGCGTATTCCTTTTCTAATGTATTTAGTTCACCAACCCACATCTTTTCAACAGTAGTTTTCTGGAGAGTATCTAATTCAGTTTCAGTTGTTTCCTTTTCTTTCATGATGGCTGTAACATTTTCTTCGGTTACTGAATCCATCGGCATCTTAATGAGATATTTGAAATCGCCATCAATAGTCGCGTATTGTTTCTGTGTTAGAAGTTCTGTGACTTGGTCGGATTTCTTACGTCTCAAATCAACTGTTCCAGCCAAGGTTTCTTGAATATACTTAGCTCTATTAGATAGACGCACCAATTTCTTTTCCATCTCAGCGATTAGATAAGCCTTTCGCTTATGATAGATACCAATGCGAACTCCGTAGAAATCATCAATAATCTCTTCTGGGGATGCGTACTTATGCAGCTTACAATCTGAATTAAACATATGCATATTGGTGGTGCTTACTGTAGTAGATAATTTCAATAACTTTTCTACACCATTACAATTATTGGCATCAATCTCTCCTTCCAATTCTGCTAACTTACCACGTGGGAATACAACGGTAAAGTCAACAGTTACTTCTGTAGAAATCGAGGTGAAATCACGAAGCAATGGACTGGATTTCTTACCATTTTTATCAGTAACACCATCAACAAGTGATTCGAGGAATGATGTATATGGCATAGTCCAAGTTCCTACAGGTAGTTCTGTAATACGAACCTTGTCGTCGGCAATCTTCTCATATACCCCCTTAATAAGGTATTTTTGGTCTGCGATTTTGCTAACAGTACCTTTAAATCCTTCATAGTAGGGTAAGAATTCAACTGAACTAACATCCTTATTAGTAAGCTTCCCCTTTAAATACTCAATGATAGTGCTGGGATTGTAAGGAGCAATACTACAAGAGAAACCTGTGCCAATACCTGAAATACCATTGATTAGTGCGAATGGAATAATAGGGACATAGTAATCAGGTTCTACAATTGTACCATCATCATTTTGATAATTCAACACAGAGTCATCCGCATCGGGAAAGAGCGAACGTGTGAGTGAATTTAACATAGTGAAGATATATCTCTCCGAAGCACTATCATCACCCCCATGTAATCTGGTACCAAATTGACCGTTTGGTTCAAGGAGATTGATATTATTAGAGCCTACGAAGTTTTGTGCCATATTGACAATAGCTCCATTCAAACTGGCTTCACCATGATGATATGCGCTATGTTCTGATACATATCCTGAAAACTGTGCTACTTTAATTTCCGAAGTTAACTTACGCTTGAATGCCGAGAATAGGATTTTTCTCAGTGAGATTTTCAAGCCATCTACCATGTTTGGTATAGAACGAGCACAATCATACGTACTGAAATGAATCATCTCTTTGTCGATAAACTGCTCGTATTGAACGGAAGGGGTGCTTGTATCCAGATAAGAATCTTTATCATATTGCTCTAACCACGTCTTTCGGTCATCCGCTCTCTTTTTATTGAAAATCTTATCAATGGTATCATCACTATGTTGTCCGGAATAAACAAAGTCAACAATCTTCTTGTTAGCAAAATATTCTTTGAACTCTGCTGATGTAGATGTACCAAGCCCCTTAAAATACTTTACAGTCCATCCGGTAGGAACTCCGTTTTCAAATGACTCTTTCCACCGGTTATATTCACCATCATTGTAAAACAATTTGACTTGCGTCCCCTTTTTGGCACGAAGAATGGGGGTATTCATGAATGAAATAAAGCCGGGAATCTTCACCAATGACGCCCACTCACTATGAAAGAGATTAATACAAAGTCCTTTAATATGTGACCCATCCAAATCTTGATCTGTCATATACATAATTTTACCATATCGTAAATACTTATTTACATCGTCGATTGTTTCGTATTCCTTACCGGTTTCCAAACCAAGAACCTTTTTAATATCATTTATTTCCTTATTTTCACTAATTTTCTTAATTTGCTCTCCGCGAACATTCAACAACTTACCTTTCAATGGGTAAATCCCAATCGTGTTTCGGTCTTCTGCTGACAACCCGGATACAATACCGGACATAGCACTAAGTCCCTCGCATAAAATAAGAACACAGTCTTTAGATTGTGCGGTTCCACCAAAGTTAGCATCAATGAAATTCGCAATACCACGTACTGATTTTGTCTTTGACCCGTCGGTTCTCTTAGCGAGTTTATTGTCTTTTGCTTCGGTGAGCGAACAAGCGGTATCCATAACACCCATCTTAGCTACACGTTCAATAAATCCATCGGATACCGTACAAGATGAACCGAACTTGGCGAATGGTGTATTCATGTAGTCTTTTGTTTGACTATCGAATGAGGGGTTTACAATATCGCAACGAACAAATAACATCAACTGTTCCTTGATGGCGGACTGATTTACTTTAATCTTCTTTTTCTTTTCAATGTAATCACATAGTTTACGTGTAATCTGACCGGTAATGTAATCCACATGTTTACCACCTTTGAAAGTACAAATACCATTTACAAAGGAAACGTGTGTAAACTCATGTGTCGGTGAAAGTGCTACTGCGTATTCCCAACGTTCATCTTTACTTTCATACACACGTTTAGAATTGTCCTTACCACCAATGTATAAATCAATATATTGTTGAAAGTTCTTAACTGGAATAACATCGTTGTTACACATTACTTTGATTTTCTTGACGGAATGATCGGTTACCGCACCAATATCATACACGCGTTTCTTCAAAAGCATAAGCATATCATGAGTTAAACCTTGAACTCCTAACCGAGCATAATCTGGACGGAATGAAACCTTTGTGTAGGGTTTTGTTGTCTTTGGAACTTTTGTAATTACCGGTTCTGAGATGGTATCAAGATTATCACTATATTCTTGGACGTACTTCAACCCACGTGTATGGTCGATAGTTTCAACACGTCCATATAGAGACCAAATCAAAACTAATTTGAAACCAAATCCATTCTTACCACCAACAATACGCTTTTCATCTTTGTTATAGTTTGTTGAAGTACGCAAGTGACCGAAAACCATTTCCGGAATCCAGAGATTATACTCCGGATGTTTAGCAATATCAATTCCATTACCATCATTTGTCATAGTAATAGTTCCATCATCATCGATGTTGGTTTCAATATATGTTACGAATTTTTTATCAAGGAGTGGTGAATGAATCATACGAATGACGTGGTCTCGACAATTTACAATCCCTTCATCAAACAATTTGTAAAGACCAGGTATATATTCAATATCACGTAAAATGATTTTATTTGTTTCGTCATCGTAGACCCACATCTGCGAATCTACATTTTCAACCGAACCGATATACGTATCTGGATTATCCAGAATATGTTGTTTATCAGTTTTACGTTGATATTGGACTGCAAGATTACTGGCACTGGAAGACATTATTACTATACTGAGTATATGAGTATTTGTTTATTACAGTTACATATTAAGTCTTTTCAATTTTCTAATCATTCTATAATAGGGGGCTAATTAAAATGCCAAAAATGTTTAGTGCGAATCCCCGCGTATCTAGAACTGATAATTCCAAAATATCAAGTTCAAGTAATAACAAAATGATAACAAAAAGTACCAGATTATCACAGCTTTCACGGTCGTCAAAACTAAGTGTAAATAGAACTCTTGCAAATACATTTGGTCCGACCGACATATTCTTATCATTATATAAATTATTTGTGAATGTACCTATAGGAACCGAAATTGCTCGTATTAGTAGTAAGGATGTGAATTCATTCTCATTTGTATATACTGTGACTGATAACTCCCTATTCTATACTGACGGTGATAAACTAAAAACGAATACTGTATTTACGGATAGAACGAATTTTGACGGGCATTCTGTACGTATAACAACAGATGATGGTCTATATAAATTTTCAAAGACATTTTTTATTCCATTCCAACAACCACCAGTAGTATCAAATATAGTAAATCCATTAATCATTAATTTTGGTACAAATAGTACCCAAATAAACTTATCAAATACGTTTTTTGATATAAATGGAGATACATTAACAATTACAGCTATTTCAGATAATCCGGAATTACTAAGTACAAATATAAACGGATTTATGTTAACAACCACGTATAGTAATATTTCAGGGTCTTCGGTTATCACGTTAAAAGCATATGATAATTACAATGAATTTGCGGTTACCACATTTTCAATAGTAATATTACCAAATAATATTGATTATAATATAACTATAAACGAATTACCACCAAGTTTACCTGAACCTGTAGATATTATAATGGACGGCGTACCAACTTTAATTACGCAATTAGACAATACACACATAAATATTCTGATTGATGAACCGGATAAGGCAACTGAAGAAGAAAAACGTGACAATGTGAAGTCTAACATAAGTTCTATCGTAAACAAATATATTACTACTTCTCAAGATGATACTGTGGTCGATTTATATATACCAATTGATGCTCTCCCATTTCCACAATTAGCATCTAATATAGACAAGGTCAGAATAGTAGATGGTTCAACATCCACCACCGATAACCCTTTAAGTGTAAACCTGACCGATAATATTGAAAATTCAGCTATGTATGTCAATACTACCCCTGGTAATAAAGT